GCCAGAGATCACCAAGCGCGATCAACTCCGAAACCTAATCAAAGGAAGCGGAATCACCGAATCGCAGGTTTGCGCGTACAAGAGCGAGCTTTCAATCGACGGCATGAGCGACGAAACCGTGTCGGATCTCATTGAGTTTTGGGCCAATCACGCTCCGGAAATCATGAACCAAGGAAAGGAGTAACATGACCCCAGGCGTACACATTGGTTTACCGGCAGAGAAGTATTTCAACTCCCCTGGAATTTCAGCTTCGATGCTCAAGATTCTGCGGGACAAAACCCCTCTGCACCTCAAGTGCATGATGGACCGCAGGGAAGACCCTGAGGCGACAGACTCACAAATCTTCGGTTCCCTCTTCCATTCATGGGTGCTGGAGCCTGAAAAGGTTGAATCCACGTTCTATGTTCGCCCAACTGTTCTGGATGGCGAACCGTGGCATGGTAACCGGAAAGTCTGCAAGCAGTGGGTGTCAGACCATGGCGACCGTCAGATAGTCACGCTCGACCAGATCGAGCACGTCAAAGGCATGTCCGAGGGGCTGCGGCGCAATAAACGGTTCATGGAACTATTTGAGTGTGGCGAGTCAGAGGTTTCCCTTGCTGCCTTGGAGCCGAATAGCGGAATGATGCTACGCGGACGGCTGGACAGGTTCCACCGAACAACTCCGTACATTCTGGACCTGAAATCCTGCGTCTCCGCTCACCCGGATGAATTCGGGAAAACACTCTGGAACTTCGGGTACTTCGCACAGGCGTTCTTTTACATCTGGTTGCGACAACTCTGCGGGTACGAGACCGATACTTTCCATTTCGTGGCTGTGGAGAAAACGCCACCATACGCCAACAAGATTTATACCCTCCGGATTGGCAGCCCGTGGCTAGATGCTGGGGCGCTCATGGTAAAGCGCGACTTGGCCCTATACGCTCACTGCGTTCTAAACGACTACTGGCCAGGATACGACCAAGAAGAAACAGAACCACTCATGCCACGCTGGGCAGCAAACGAACTCGCAGAAATCGGAGTCGCTTAAATTTATGATAAAGTTGAACATCGACGTAACAAAAATTCCGAAGGAGCGGATCAAATCCAAGCCTGAGTGGAAAGGGAAGTTCCTGGATGTGGTTTTGGTGGACAAGCCAGACGACAGGGGTAACGCCGGTTTTATTGCCGTGGAAGTATCCAAAGAAGAACGCCAATCTGGAGCACGCGGCGAGATTATTGGGAATTGGCGCTATATCGGAAGCAACAACCAGCAACAGGCAAGCGGATCACGCCAGGATCAACGCAGGCCACAGGGTAAGCCTACGCCGCCTCGGGATGTAGACCTTGACCCGGAGTCGGATGATTTAGATTTCTGATCCAATTTGTGCAATCGGCGGCGTGGACGGTGACACGCTAAAAGAACAGTGCTGCTCTTTCTGGTTCGATCCCAGACTTGAACTTGGTAGGCGTGAAGGAAGTACACAGAAGGTTCAATTCCTTCCCGATTGCACCCATTTTCAACCCAATACAGACACACAAGCATGACCCGTCAAGAATCACTGAAAACCGCTATCGCTGAAGCGAACCGATTTATAAAAAAGGCCAGGGAAGCCTTGAATGTAGAAGATAACCGAAAAACAGCAGAATCCGAAGGCAAGTACGTGTATCACTACGATAAGCCTGGAGATTCGTGCAAATTCGCTTCCGCCGAGCGTTCCAGTATGGATTTAACGCGATGCTTAGCCCAGTTGAGGAAATCAGAGAGGTAATCCTATGTCCCGAAAACCAACTCCCAAGAAGCCTAAGATAGACTGGAGCCAGAGAACGCTACTGGTTAATCCTGACAACGGAATGGTTGTTCAGACAAGCGGTAACTCAACCGAGAAATCGTTTGAGGCAACCGTAGTATGGACAGGAAAAAGTCCATTTGGACTTGGATATTACGGAAAAGCGTGGAGGAAGCTTTCCTTCAGCCTGTACGAAGGCGCAGTTCTCCTCTCTCGATTCCCTGAGCGTTTCCAGGTAACGGCTGTAGACCCTATCAAGGAGGCGAAATGATGTATTTTTATTCAATTGTACTCTGTAATATTATCGGTATTACAAGGTTGTACTGTGGAGACACAGTATCCGCATCAGTTCTATTTGTAGGAAGCTGTCTTATTTGGTGCGCATTGGACATCCGTGACACGATCAGAGAAAATAAGGAGTCCAAATGATCGGCTGGCTATGGCGGGTTATCGTTGGCCGCTTCTCTTCGTGTGAGCACAAGTTTGAAGTGCATCAAGAAATTGACGTTGTTTCACCGTATGGAGGTAAATGGCACGCCTACGATCTTAGGTGTGAGCACTGCGGAAAGATGAAGCGGTTTGATAGCAAGTCTAGATGAAACGCACCCGACTAAAGAGCGCCAGTAGTGAAAGAGCCAAACAGCTAAGGCAGTATAAGAAACTACGGGCTGAATATCTCAAGGAACATCCAATTTGTGAGGCTTGCGGAAAAACCCTTCTTACGACATCCACCATAAGGTTTCCCGCGTTTCCGATTGGTTAAACTATACCCCTTACTGGATGGCTGTGTGCCGGGTTCCTTGTCACAATTTCATCCACCAACAACCCGCTATTGCGGAGGATCGAGGATGGATTATCCGCATCCGAGAAACTTTCAAAGAACACATTCAATCCCTGAACCAAGATGACCTATGAGCTACTGCCGATTCAGCAGTGATGATTACCAGTGTGACGTGTATTGCTACGCAGACGTTTGTGGTGGCTTCAGAACGCATGTTGCTTCCGTTCGGTTTGTGCTTTCTGGAAAGCTTCCGCCTCCCGTGGATAAAAGCGATATCACGGCTTGGCTTGCGCGACATAGAGCCGTCACCGTATTAGTCAAAGATTGTGAACGTGTTGACATTGGGTTGCCTTACGATGGTGAGGTTTTTAACGACGATACGGCACAGGAGGCAGCGGACAGATTAGAGATGTTGAAGTCGACCGGGTACAACGTCCCGCAATACGCAATCGACGCCCTAAGAGACGAAGCAGATTAACATTTCAAAGAACATGGACGAACTATTCCCTATCCCGAATACGCAGTCACCTCGACTTCAACAGTGGGTGGAACGGAACCAAGTACGTACAACACCGCCCATTGGTCTTCAAGGACCGTGGTGGATGGCATGGAGTCACGGCATTGAGGCATTTGGTGAAACTGAACTTGAGGCTCTTGAGAATCTTGCTGTACTCCTTGGTTCATCTTGGAAAGACGATAGCAAACCGGAACCTGAACAACAACCTGCACGGAACACGAGGTAAATCCCGATGCCTACTGATCTCCCAACAATAAAGAAGTGCCTTGAAACGCAAGACAACCGTATCACGGCGCACCCGATGTTCATCGTTCAACAGAAGCGCAAGATTTCCTCTGAGAATAGCGACGAATACGAGTGGGTGGATGATGAATGGTGTGAAGTCGATGCGAAAAAGTCCGCTGCCCTGGATAGATACTACGAGCGTTTCGACCGTGCTCCAGAGGGCTACACGCGCCATCAAATCGCCATCATCTGGGAATTCGTAACCGCCTGCTTCACGGAACAGGGGTGCAAGGATTACATCGCTTGCAATGGTCACAACCTCCATGAGCCGCGCATCTACGTTGAGAGCGCCCACAGAAACGCCGAGTGGCAATTCTTGCGTGCTCACTTGATGGGAATTGAATTCCCTGAATAACAACCCGCCGCTAAGATGTGGTAAACCCTGACAAGTAGAATCCCTTATGGCAAAAGCACTGTTTAATTTTCACTTTGACTGCGGCAGAGGCGGATCGCTTTACGGTACGTTCATTGCGGACACCGCTGACGTAGAAAAGCTGATTAAAAATGAGACCGAAATCTACTTCGGTGAAGTCCTTGGAAAGCACTCCGACATTTCAGGGCCAGTGGAGGAATGCGACATTACGAAAGTTACCGAAGACCAAGAACTAATTGAAAAGCTCCAAAGTCTCGGCATCGCGAATGGAATCAATCCTTTCGACTATTTGAACGGGTAATCACTTCCTCTCCCAGAACCACTGAACAGGGCCAAGCATGGGAATAACCCGGCGTTTCCCACGGAGATCCGGGTTAACCCAAATGGCGGGTTTCCTCTCTTCTTTCTTGAGTTTAGGAAGCTGGCAAACGGGACAATTGTGCTGGTGTTTGGTGTTTTTCATTCGGCAACACTTCGTTTAACGCGGAAAAATCAGACGTACTTATGAGTAACAAAATCCAAGTTTTTTCAAGCGGTGGAGGAACTCAATCAGCAGCCATTGCCGCTTTAATCATTCAGGGTCGCCTTCCAAAGCCTGACTTCGTTGTGATCGCAGACACCGGGCGCGAGCGACAAACGACTTGGGACTACCTGGATTCGGTGATACGACCAGGACTTAAGAAGGTTGGCCTTGAGGTTCACCGTATTGGTCCTGAATGGCAGAGCATTCCGGCGCATGGAAAAAACTGGAAGAGCCACAATAACGCAACAATCATTCTTCCTGGGTACACGTCGCAGACCGGCTCAACTGGAAAGTTTAGCGGGTTCTGCTCTGCGCGGTGGAAGCAGGAGACGCGTGACAGATACCTTTCAAAGCAACTCGGTCTAACGCGTTCGATGTTCCGCTCATGGATAGGATTTTCGGTGGATGAGCCGAGACGATATTTGCGAATGATGAACGGTGAGGAATACAAGAAGGGTCAATTATGGTTTCCGTTAGTAGAAGGTGTTCGCCTGCGCCGATTCGAGTCCATTGATGTAGTCAAAAAGATGGGATGGCCGGAACCGCCTCGTTCGGCCTGCTATATGTGCCCGAACCAAGGCGACGATGAATGGATAGACCTAAAAGCCAATTCACCGCAAGAGTTCCAAATGGCTGTTGAGTTGGAGCGCCAGGTTCGACAGGAGGACCGGTTTTTCTGGTTCCATCCATCATGCGTCCCGCTGGATCAGGTAGACTTCACAAAGCCTACAGAGAGCAGCCAGATCGAGCTTTTCAACCGCAGGGAATGCAGTTCAGGAGTATGCTTTGTATGAACAAAAGATTATTATGGAAGGCGTTTCTAGGGTGTGTTATCGCAAACATCATTGCGCAGCCCATAGCCATTGTGCTTGATGCGCCTCCTAATTTGGGCGTTATGCTGGGATTTACGGTTTCAATGATCGTTTGCAGCGTACTCATTGCAAGGGCTTAACCATGACCCCCCTAGAGCAGCTACAGGCATACCTTCGCGTAAACCCGGAGGACCTTGAACAGGTCTTGGAGGGCATAGACAGGAATATACTGCGAGCCGGTTTCATGGGAAACGACGCCGAGGTTTTGCGCCTCCTGGAACTCAGCGGGAATTTGCTTTTGGATGCGGATAATTAAAATTTTTTTGTAGTTGCGTGTCAGTGAATCACTGATTACAAAGTAGGGAAACAACGCGCTAACCACTGGTGGAAAGCGCCCGCACTAGCACTGCGGACCACAAAAAGAAGACTATGTTGACAACCAGCCGTTTTTACAGCCCAGCAGTTGAAAAGTGCCGTCGTCTTACTACGGGTGCTACGCTTTTCAACGCTGGGCTGCTTCGTTCTATGGATCATCAGTTCCCCGGATTTGTTTATTTCATGAGGCACGGACGCACTGGTCTTATCAAGATCGGCTATTCGTCCAAGCCAGCGGCAAGAGAGAAGACGCTGCAAGCCGAAGATCCTGGATTAGAGCTTGTATTCTCGATGTCAGGAAGCCGTGAGACTGAACGGCGATTGCACTTGAAGTTTCACTCTAAGCGCGTCCGTGGTGAGTGGTTTTCTCTGGATTCAGACGACCTTGAAAATGCGGTAGGTGTGTTGGTTTCAGAGGAACTGAAACGCGTCAAGGTTGTGATGCAGCCGAAAAATCTCCCTAATAAGTCGCTCCTTGACGAGAAACCGTCTACATCCGGTTACTATTTTGACAGGAGGGGCAGAAAGCACTGGTACTCATTAGGCGAATCAACCACCCCAGAACCAAACCTAAACCCGTCGATCCCAGCCTCTAAAAGCCGTTTTGTAGCGATGAAGGAGGCGCTGGGACGTGGCTAAGAGATTTTCTGACACTAACCGTTTTGATGATCCTTGGTACTGCCAGCTCAGCCCAACGGCCAAGCTAACTTGGGAGTTCATCACCGCCAAGTGCGACAACGCAGGCGTTTGGGAGCCAAACTTCCACATTGCTAAAGCATACCTTGGGGATTTTGATTTCAAGCGAATCCTGAAAGAGTTCGGAGACCGTATAAAAGTACTCACGAACGGAAAATGGTGGATTGTAAAATTTGTTCGATTCCAATACGGAGAGCTTCTCGAAACCTGTAGACCCCATGCGTCAGTGATAAGGCTTCTTAAGGCTCATGGCCTTTGGGAGTATTACTTAGATACCCTATCCGAAGGGTATCCAAAGGGTATAGATACCCTTAAGGATAAGGATAAGGATAAGGATAAGGATAAGGATAAGGATAAGGATAATACCACCGGTCAAACAGGAAAATCCTCAATCGAGGTAAATCCTCAGGTGTCCGTTCCAAATTTGGAGCAAGTGCTCAATGTGGCGTCAATGCGGGGTGTGGGGAAAGACATCGCTGAGAAGTTTTACTACACCATGATCGGATGCGGATGGGTAGATGAGCGTAAACGTCACGTGGTGGATTGGACGGCATACCTGGTTCGGTTTGGAACGAGCTGGAGAAGCGCGGATACCCCATCACAACGAGACCCTCAAAAAAGAACCGTACGCCAAATAACCGCCCTCTAATGGATCACAAGCTACTCCCTCAAAGTCAAGACGCCGAAGAAGTGCTGATTGGTTCGATATTCCTAGACCCGAAAAGAGTTTTTGGTATCTGCGATGATCTTGGAATAACGCCTGAATCGTTCCACGTAGCCGCTAACGCCGTAGTGTTCTCCGAGCAACGAGAAATGTACGACGCCGGAAAGCCGGTTGAGTTGACTGCTCTCACCATTTCGATGCGTGATAAAGGGACTCTCGATGTAGTGGGAGGGGCCCACCGGGTGACTTCACTGGCTACCTCTGTACCGACCGCAGCCGCCGCAACGCACTACGCGCAAATCCTTCGTGATAAGTGGCGCTTGAGACAAGTTATCAGTAAATGTACAGAGGTTATTCAACTCGCGTATGATCAGACTAACGAACCAAACAGCGTTTATGAATTCGCTCAGCGTGCGTTGATTGGGTTTACTAGCTTCGATGACAATAAGCAGGAGATTCGACCGATTAAGGATGTGGTTATAGATACCCTTGACAGGCTAGAATACATCTCGGAAAACCCAGGAAAATTGAAGGGGTATTCCTACGGAATCAAAGGATTGGATCAGAAAACCGGTGGACTATGCGCCCCGGATTTGATTGTGGTGTCGGGACAGACGAGCGACGGAAAGACAGCATTCGCTATGAATGTGGTGGAATCTGTTTGTATAGCACAACGTATTCCCACACTCGTGTTTTCATTGGAGATGACCGATAGCGAAATAGCAGAGAGGATTCTTCAGGCAAACGCCGAAGTGGATTTGTTCAAGCTGAGAATCGGCGTCAGTCTTACAGAAAAGAACTACCACGATTTGACTGTTAGCGCAGGTAGACTCTCCGAATCACCCCTTTACCTATGCGACGACTCTGATTTAACGATGCGTCAAATTCGCGCAAAGGCCAGAAGGTATAAGGCTAAACACGGAATCGGGTTTATCGTGATCGACTACACTCAGCTTGTAGGCCCCGATGACAGTAAAGAGAACCGGGAGCGTCAGGTCGCCAATATATCCGGGCAGGCGAAACAGATGGCGAAAGAGTTAAAAAGTCCGGTGATGATTTTGAGCCAGTTAAACGACGACGGAAAGCTGCGTGAAAGTCGCGCAATCGGGATGGATGGAAATGTAGTTCTTAAGCTCGATACGCCGGACCCAGAGAACGCCCCAAACGAGCGCGACCTATGGATTTGCAAGCAACGTGAAGGCCCTCGCAACGTACCGGTTCCATTGACGTTTATTCCACATTTCACCCGGTTTGTAGACCGCATTAAAACCTCTTAAACCGAGCAACTAGCGCCCGAGCATTACAGCGACAAGTAAGGACAAAATATACTTTTCCAAAATGACACATAAACAGACCTACGATGATTACATTAAAACCAAGCTTAAATCGGCGGATTGCACCGGATTTGAACCCACCAAACCGATTAACCCGATGCTGTTTGACTGGCAGAGGCTTATCGTCCGGTGGGCGCTAAAACGTGGATGCGCAGCTTTGTTTGAGGAGTGCGGACTCGGCAAGACGGGACAGCAGATTGAATGGGCGGATCACGTATCCGATTACACGCGCAAACCTGTATTGATTCTTTGTCCTCTGGCGGTGGCACACCAGACCGTAAAGGAGGGTGATAAGTTCGGAACCAAAGTGACGCACGTCCGAGAAAATAGCGACGTGGTTGATGGAATCAACATCACCAACTACGACAGATTGGACCACTTTGACTGCTCGAAATTCGGTGGTGTTGTTCTCGATGAGAGCAGCATTCTCAAATCACTGAACGGAAAAACGAGGCGGACACTAACGGAAGAATTCGCCAAGACGCCATTTAAGCTAGCGTGTACCGCAACGCCCGCTCCGAACGATTTTACCGAATTGGGCCAGCACGCGGAATTCTTGGGTGTGTGTACTGCGGCAGAGATGCTGGCAACCTACTTTATCAACGACACGTTCGACACGGGAACATGGAGGCTAAAGGGGCACGCTGTGGAACCGTTTTGGAAATGGGTGGCAAGTTGGGCCGCGTGTGTATCAAAGCCTTCGGATTTAGGATTTAGCGATGAAGGATACGATCTCCCACGAGTGGTTGTTCATGACGTGGTGGTGAAGGTGGATCATCGAGACGACAGCGGCGATGAGTTGTTCAGGAATCCTCATGTTTCTGCCACTCAGTTCCACGCTGAACAACGTCGAACACTTACGGAACGCGTACAAGCTACGGCTGAAATTGTAAACGCTTCCACTGAGCCGTTCATTGTGTGGTGTGAATCCAACGAAGAGAGCGAGGAGTTAAAGAAATCCATACCGGATGCGGTGGAAGTGCGGGGGGGAGATTCTCCAGAAAAGAAAGAAGATCGATTAAATTCATTCTCTGATGGGGTTTCCAGAGTGCTTGTTACGAAAGCGTCAATTGCAGGATGGGGCTTAAACTTTCAACACTGCTGGCAGGATATTTACGTCGGTATGAATCACTCATTCGAGAAGTTCTACCAGGCTGGAAAGCGAATCCATCGTTTCGGACAGAAGCACGAAGTTCACCGGTACATTGTACGCGCCGACAACGAGAATAGCGTAGCATTAGCGATCAGCAGAAAAACAGATCAACACAACCAAATGCGGGAGCTGATGAAGTTCACCCGCGACAACCTTATGGAAAACACATCGTTTGTTTCGATGAATACGGACATCGTAAAGGCAGAGTCGGAAAACTGGACGTTTTACAATGGCGATTGCGTTCGCGTGGCAAAAACTCTGGATGACAACTCTATCGGATTCTCGGTTTTTAGCCCTCCGTTCGCGGACTTGTTCACGTACAGCAACGACATTCAGGACATGGGGAACTGCAACGGAATCGACGAATTTATGGTGCAGTTCGGATACCTGATTGATGAACTTCACAGGATCACCATTCCGGGCCGGGAATGCGCTGTGCATTGCAATGATCTTTTGGCAACAAAGTGGAAGGATGGTGATATTGAGTTCAAAGATTTCTCATCTGCGATAGCCACGGCGTTCCGTGAGCGAGGATGGTTGTTTCATTCCCGTATTACGATATGGAAAGACCCGGTTACAGAGATGCAACGCACCAAGGCGCATGGGTTGCTTTACAAAACACTCAAGACCGATTCCAGCAAGAGCCGAGTAGGTGCGGCAGAATATCTGCTTGTATTTCGTAAGCGCGGCGAGAATCCGAAACCAATCACCCACACACCAGAAGATTTGCCTCTCGACCGATGGCAACAGCTAGCATCTCCTGTGTGGATGACGATAGACCAGGGGCGCGTTCTGAATGGAAAATTTGCACGTGGCGAACAGGACGAAAAGCATATTTGCCCGTTGCAACTTGATGTGATCGAAAACGCACTGACGTTGTGGAGCGCCCCAGGCGACACCGTTTTCTCTCCGTTCGGCGGAATTGGAAGTGAAGGATATTGCTCGGTACGGATGGGTCGGAAATTCATCGGATCTGAATTAAAGCCCCAATATTGGAAACACGGGTGTGAATATCTTAAAGCGGCTGAATGTGAGGGACGCGACTTGTTTTCATTCGTGTGAGCAAAGAAGTAACGATAAAGCTCAATCCATGCGACTACGAGAACGCGGGAGTAGGCGGGCGGAACTGTCCAGTGGCGCGAGCGATCCGGCGAGTGCTGAAAAAGCCGCCCGAAATCGTGGTTTGCATCTGGACGGACCACGTACAGATAGGAGATAACGTCTACAGGCTACCCGATGAATCCAACATGGCTGACGTAGCTTGGACAAAGAGCAGAGAGAAGCGACTGATAGAGTTTCAACTTAGCAACGAGAAGATAAACACATGACACCGCAAATTGAGCAATTAACCCAGCTATCCAAAGGCCCTGTTTGGGACGGAAACCTAATCAGCAAAGAAGCCAGGGATTGGCTGCATAAGCATGAACTGATCGACCGACTTGATGGGTGGAATTTCCTGACAAGAACAGGAATGGCACACTGCATCACGCTTGGAATCCTGAAACCTTAGCAACGAGATAATCCCAATATGACAAAAGAAAAACCAATATTGTTTTCCGGCCCGATGGTAAGAGCCATCCTGAACGGATCGAAAACGCAAACTCGGCGGATTGTAAAGCCGCAGCCCAAAAACAGAATCATACGAGGGCTTAACGGTGTTTGGTATGATGCCGACTGCATCAACCCAGGCAAGGAAATCAAGTGCCCGTATGATGTCGGTATGCGATTGTGGGTGAAGGAGACGTTTCGTGAATCTGATTCATTTGATGAAGGATATGAGTTTGAGCCATTACCTCCTTACCAATACGCTTCCGATTACAGCGACGAAGATAGAATCGGTTGCGGACCATGGAAGCCTTCGATCTTCATGCCGCGTGCAGCGTCTCGAATCACGCTGTATATTACCGGAGTACGAGCAGAGCGATTGAAGCAGATCAGCGGTCCCGACTGCTGGGCGGAAGGAATAGAGTCCGCTGGCTGGGACTGCGAGAAGTATGGAAGTGTTACCGAGTGCTATAGAGACCTTTGGGAGTCCATAAACGGCCCTGGATCTTGGGATGCATCACCTTACGTGTGGGTAATCGAATTCAAGAAGCTGTAGCCCTATGACCACACCACTACAGATCGAAGCAGGGAAGCATTACCGTCTACGAGCAGGGCATGAATTTCGGTGTTACGCCACAGGATGCGGAGGAGTGTACGACATTCACGGCGCTGTGAAAGTTGGCGACCACTGGGAGGGTATTGTGCTTTACGAGGGCGGAAAAGATAACTGCGACGAAAGCGAAGCGCCTTACGACATCATCTCCGAATGGCGCGACGAGCCGGTTGTAGACTGGTCGGTTATTTCGCCGTGGTTTAATGCAGTCATTCAGAACCCGTCTGGTAGATGGAATGCAGTCGTGTGCGATAGCGAGCCTAAGATTCTGGACGATGAAGGATGGTGCAACTACGGACAAAGCATGATGATCCCGACCGAGTACGCCCCGAAGTTTCGAGGAGATTGGAAAGACTCACTCGTTAGGAGGCCGGTATGACCATACAGAAACCAGACGGATGGATCGAGCTTGGAATTAGCGGTTGCTGTTGCCCACCAGGGAAGGCCAGGCCAGGAATGCACACGAATTGCGCAACAAGTTGGTGGCGTAGAGACGGGGGTGAGTGGGTATCGTACACACGACAAAGCCACGTGCGAACTTTAGCCGCTGCTGCTGAATCGGTTGAAGAGTTCTTGGACTGCATGAAGACAGGGCGTGTATGAGCAAGAAATCCGGCCCACGGATGACGCTACAGGAGATTGAGGAGCACCAGCGTAGACACGGATTCTTGCCTCCGGTTGTACAGTCCGCTACCACCACACCGGACACCCAAGAAAAACCCGTTGTAGGCGATACGGTGAAGCAAGGACGGGGAATTAAAAAGCAGAGGACACCCAACCGAACCGAGCAACGCTACGGCGACATACAGGAAGCGAGGAAACGGAGGGGTGATGTCATTGAATACGCCTATGAGCCGTTCCCAATCCGGTTAGCTGAAAAGTGCGTGTATCACATTGATTGGGTGGCACGCACCAGCGGCGACGTAACGTTGGACGAACTCGCCAAGCTGGCGAAGGCATCGGCTTTGGAGGTTGTAGGAGACAAAGGACTGCAAGACATCCTGAATCGGTTGCTGAATCAGCAGCCCGCGTTTGAGGCCGTGGAGATAAAAGGAGGTGGACCGGTTCAAGAGGACTCCAAGATCAAGTTTAAGACGGCCAGGGCGCACAACCCTTGGGCTGTGTTCTCCATGCTCCAGTGGAAGAACGGAGAATTCATTCAAATTCTGTAGTTTCCTATTGCCTTTCCGGTAATAACGATTACCGTGTGGGTAATGACAGAGAAAACAAAACCAACGTTGTTGAAGTTTCACAAAGTACGAACCATTGACCACAAGAAGACCGGACACGCGGCAAAGATGCTGCGGGTAAGCAAAGGGTTGTCTCAGACCCTTATCGCTGAACGTATCGGCGTTTCCCAAGGGCTTTTGAGCCAGCTTGAGAACGGCGACACCACATGGACGGAGCAGCGCGTAATTGAGTTCATGGCTGCTTGCGAGAAAGGGGTGGAGGCGTGAAGATTGAACAGCTTGCGCCGGGACAGATCGTTTACGACGTTCACTCGCACCGGATGGGGAACACCACGCTACGTAGCTGGGGTGTGTGGAGAATCCGAATTCACGCCATTGCTGAAGACAAAAGCTTCGTTGAGGCGTCATGGAACGGGAACAGGGTTGAGAAGTACTATCCACGCGATGTTGAGCGGTGGAAGAAGAACGAGCCGCGCCTTGTTAGCACGGGCATGATGGGACAACAGCGCCGGATGACGCGAGCAGAGATAAAGGCAGAGAAAGAGAAAGCGGCGCAATCCAATGGCTAAGGAATTCACCAACCGAGACCTTGAGCACATGGAGAACCGTTTACACGCAGAGGCGTTCAGCGAAGACCGTGAACCCGGACAGCCTTTCACCAGCAGGCAGGCGCGTATGCGGTTCGCGTATGAGTGCCGCAGGATTGTGGAGTCGTTCACCGCCAGCGACAACGACAAGGCTATAGCGACTTGTGCGATTGCGCGAGTGATGGCGCTACTCGACGGAAAACTTGAAGGCGCACACCACCCGCAGTGCATCGTCACTCCAGTCCAATCCCTAGAAGAACAGCAGTATTACCAAGAAGGCGGAAGCCAATACTACGCCGACGAAAGAGAACTCAACCCAGGGGACGAACAACTGCACGACGCATTTCGCGAGATGATGCAGGCGAAAGTCCCACAATCTTTGTTGTAGCTATGCACACGCCAACTGAAAAGCAATGGAGGATAATCGCGTTTATTGAGCGTACTTACAACGGTTCCGTAAAGTTCGACGTAAACGGAGACCAAAGCCCTTACGACTTCATTGGCGAGTACCATGAAGCCGCCCAGATTATTCACGACACAACGCCACCGGACTTACGCCCAGCCCCAGCGTACGACGGCACGCAACTTAGAGCAGACGAATGGGGTGGAATACCGAACTTTTAACCCCTCCTAACCTATGACAGACCCACAGAAAATCGTTTACGTCCCGCGCCAAGGCGACGGGAAATGGATCGTGCCGGAATTATCGCTTTACGAGCACGATGGAAAATGGCGCACAACAGGAATTCACAACCAGCCATCAGATAAAACTCGAACCTACCTAATCCCCATCCCCGCTGTTGAGCGGTGGGTGCTGCTGGAGCGGGGAGAGGATGTGTTCCAAGAAGGAGACGCGTTTATCAGCATCTCTAGTGAAATCCTACAAATCGCCACAAACTATATTGGAAATCGCGTATTCCAAGACGCTCAAACACAATATGTACGCCGCCAACTCTTCCCCGACATCGACGCGCTTTTGCGGGAACGGGATGAGGCGAAAGAGCGTGAAGCGTTGGCTGTAGGAATCGTTCTCAAGGTCAACGAACTACTAGGATTCTCTGATTTCAGCGACCCGTCACCACTTTACGGAGAGATTAAGCGCCTCCAGTCCCAGCTTGAGAGCGTGACGAAGGATAGGGATGAATCCAGGAAAGAAAACCACTCGCTTCGAATCGCTCTGCAATTTTATGCCAACGGGGATCATTTCCAACGCGAAAAGCATGACGGCGAAGAGTTTTGCATCTGCACAGACCAAGGCGCAACTGCTCAGGAGGCTCTAAATGGTCAAGAAGCGGAAATTTTCAATGAACTGAAGTCGGCCAACGAAAACGCCGCGAGGTTGCGTAGTGAGGTTCAATCTTTGTCAGATCGCTACAAGAACTCTCAAAACAAGTTAGCGGCCACGACTCGCGAGCGCGACGCCCTGCAAGCCAAGCTCACCGACGCAGAAATCGAGGTGAATAACTGGAAGAAATGGCAGGCTGAAGCTGTTTCACTCACCAACAGCAGAACCATTGAGCGCGACGAATGGAAAGCTAGATATGAGCACACGCAAGCCAAGCTCACGGCAGCGGAGAGTCGAATTCAAATGAAGGACGAAAATTATCTTCATTTGCGTTCAATAGCAGAATCCGCAGAGGCGCGGGTGAAGGAGTTAGGAGATAAACTCAGCCATGTCGCCCATGAGCGGATGCAGCTCGAATCAGAACTTTCCACCATCCGCGCCGAGCACGAGAAGCTGAAGGAGTCGGTATGTACGGCGTTAGGAATGCCCGTAGTTCCCAATGACGGCCAGTTGATTATTGATCGAATCAACAAGGGTAGGAAGAAGTATCTTGATATAACTACTAGGATTCACGAATTGGCTCACGCGTACACAACCGAATCGGCCAGCCTAGATGATGCGTTTAACGCTCTGGATATGTGCGTCAAATGTTTTGAGATGGATAAGCAGCACAGGGCACAGGCTTTTCAGGAACTCGACGCCCTAAAATCCTCCCTCCGCTGGATTGCGGTGTCAGAGCGGATGCCGAAGCAGGAGGATGCAGGAGAAAACAATCTAGTGGAGGTTGTTAGGTACGATGGTCAGAGGCGGTATATGGCATGGAACTTTGTGCAATATGACCAAGTCATTAAGTTCTTCCGTAAGCTTACCCCCGGCCCCGAACCCGCCAAGACCGAGGCGCAGAGGATCTATGAAGCGTATTGCGCTAGCCGTCACGACGCAGATTTCGGAATCGCGGAGCAAGCACGAGTCATCGGCGCAATCGAGTTCACGCAGAACTACCTGGCGAAGAAGGAGGCGGAATGAGCAATATCATTCCACTAATTACGCACCCAATGGGTAGACATTGGGATCAACCTCCATTGGAATGTATTCTCATTGACGACAAGCACGCCTTAATGTCGAAGTTTTCATTCGACCGGCTTGCTGAATATTCCACGTCAATGCCGTCTGGAGTTTATCCCGGCAAAATGTGGAAACGCAATCAACGCGGCATCTGGTTCCTGGGTTGGTACGGTGAGTGTGAAGACCCAACAATGTGTACTAACAACTGGAGGGAAATTCTCATAGCATGAACCTGACCCCCGAAGAACTAGACAGGCTGGAGAGGCTGCTCGAATGCGAAGATGCTATCAGCGATGAAGAGAATCAGGAGTTGTTAGCAAGCATTCCCACCCTAATCCGCGAGGCCAGAGAGGCAGCTAGACTGAGGGATGCGATTGACGGTCTTAAGCAAAATGCCGCTTTTGGTATCGGAGACTGTAAATCTAGCAGGGATTATGCAGAAGCAGTTAGAGATAACGAAAAGATAGCAAGATGCGACGGTGCGTTAAAAGTCTTGCAGCTAATAACGAATGAGATTGAAGCCCTACAGCAACCCGGAGAACACTAAATAATAACTTGCGACCTGTGGCGAAATTGGTAGACGCACCTCTCGATAGAGGATTCACGAAACGGAGTAGAACGAGTAAGCCGTTAGGGCTGAGGGACGAAACGAAGTAGCGAATGATGGTTCAAGCCCATCCAGGTATCGCACAGCGGAGAACAACAATGAGCACTACAAAACAAATCACGTACGACGGAATTCCGTCTGACCAAATCACTCAGGAGCAACTTGAGGAGTATGCGCGCAAACACAAGGACGACTACATCAAAGGATTCGATAGTGTCAGCGAAGCAGTTCGGCTTTACGATTGCCTAATCAACTTAGTGGAAGAAGGCGATGTAACAGGCGCGAATCTTCACGAATACGGAATGAGCGATCAGGACCTATGAGCACACCGTCACAAGCTGCATTCCAGGCAGCAATTAACGAAATCAACCGTACCGTAGCCGAAGAACCACACCGGCCTTTCGGGTATTATGTTCAAGAACTCCTCGACACCCAGCGCGAGCAGGACGCTAAGCGGATCGAAGAACTGGAGGACACAATCGAACAATGGAAGGAAGCATCGGGACTTCTGTGCGGAGGTGATCCAGACGGTGTTAAACCGTACATGCTTCAGGCCGATTTACAGAAGCGAGATGAAGAGGTCACGGAGTTGACAAAGCGGGTAGAGGAGTTGGAAGCCAGTGAGAAACGGATTATCGAAGACTGGCACACAAATAGAGCGGCTCTGGAAGAGTCTCTTCACCACTTCAAGCAGGAGTTCTATAAGGCAGAAGCCTCCGTTGCGGAGATGTTCAGTATATTGCGCCGGGTTAAAGTTTGGGATTTCGCTTGGAGTTCAGACTTAAAAGACGAGGTCTCCAAGATACTTGGCAACTCAACCACCCTCGGCCAAGGATGGAAGTCGCCGGAGCGGTTGATTGACGAATCCATTATCGGGATTCACGAGTTAGGCAACAGCGTTCCCGCGCCAACGTCCAACCCGGAGGCGCGGGAACGTCACTTCGAAAGATACGTAGATCCAACACAAATAGACTAGCGATGACCCCACTAACACCAGACAATCTTCCGCTTCCTTACGACTTACAAACCGACTCGAATATTCGAGAAATCGCCCGCCTACAGCAGCGCGAAGCCGAGGCCAAGTTTATCATCCGTGAAGTGCTCTCGATGCTGCCAACCAAGCGCGACTGGCTGAACCCTGACACCGAAAAGCTGATGAAGGAATTCATCGCAGGCGCTACCGTCTCCACGCAAGACCATCCCGTGCAACCTCACGAAATGGTGCGTACAATCGACGAAGAACAGCTAAAACGGCTGTGGGAGAACGGCAGAAAAGCTTGGGCTGGCGTTAAAACAGAGGATGTCAGCGATGTCTCCACGCACCCAGCCCTAGAAACGCTTTGGAAATGCGGACTGCTACCGTCACATTACGATACGTTGGAAAAGGCCGCAGAGGGCGTTTCTCGTCTTTTAGCAACACTGCGCCATGAGCTAAGCGATCCGTCTCCAGACCTTCAGGAAGCGGTGTTGAAGAAGCTGGGCATCGACAAGGCGTTTCGAGACTGGGATGGAAAGAGCGAGATTGTCTCCACGCACCCAGACACGGAGGAGTGGATGAAGCAACTACGTGAGTGTGCGTTGTCGAGCTTCGGAATGCTCCCAGCGAGCGCAGAACACCTTCGGTTTGAAGATTACAGGTGCTTTTACGAACAGGGCATGTGTCCAGAAGACGCATTTAGAGAGGATCTACACAACGCATGAATATCATGTTAGCAATATTCGGAATCATCATAAGCAACGCCCTAATATGCTGTGCAGTGGCGCTGTGGAATATCCAGTCGGATGTTTTGAAGATCCGATCAGCCATAGACAACGCTAGGAGGAAATAGTGAGCGCAATCAAGATAACCCAAGGGCCATCTTTCTACAAAGGCATCGAACTGCTTCCGACTGGAACCAAGATAGCGATGCTTAATAAGGTGTGGATGTTAACGCAAGAGAAGCGCCGGTATCGGCTAGAATACCATGGTGAAACCGTATCAGGCAGAACCTACATTAGTTTCACTAAAACCGACATTCTAAAGAGACACATAGCCAAGGAGACCCCATGAGCCACGTAGAGACGCTGGAGCATTTAAAGCGATGCTTTGAACTTGATATAGACACTCTCCGAAAGGGAAGTAAGTCGCCGTACTTAATCCAAGCCTACGAGAATCAAGTTGCGGCCCTCACCGCCGCAATAGAGGCCCTGAAGCTAATTGAGGGGGCGAAGAGGCAATATTTCGTATTAGGTGCAGGTCCGAGAGAAAGACGGTGGGATCTGGGACCGTATACCAAACCTTACGCAGAGTCTGAGCTTCGGTTCTACAAGCGCGAGTTTCCTGACTGCCAGTTCAAGCTCATAACGAGACTTACGATCGACATAGAGGAGCCGACGACATGAGGTAACACTTTCAAGCGAGCGGATGACCCAGGCGCGAGAACCTCACCTGCTAAGGGGATAATCACCGCCTGCCCTGTACCTCGTAAACAGGGCGCTCGCTTAATTTATGGAAAAAGAACAAATGCAACCGTGCCCGTACTGTGGCGCGGCTTTTCGGTATCACCGAAGGGGGTTGGAGTACGACTATTGGGAATGTAAAACCGCCAGGACTCCTGAGGGACACTTCTTTCAGGGGACGGTATGCATGAAAAAGCAACTGGAGCAACTGAAGAAGGAGAATGCCGAGCTTAAGAAGGCCAACGATGAAAGGATAATGTGGAACGTGGCACAAAACCCGAAGTTCTGGAAGCTCCTGAAAAAGAAGCGAAAAGAGATAAAGAAGAACAACCGAAAATGAAAACAGGCCGGGCGATTAAACCCGGCCTGTCCCTGATCTCATCTCCCAATATAACAAAGCAACCGTCTCTCTAAAGCGTCAGCGTGTCAAGGATTGCCTTGAAATCCTTTCGTAGTGCTCTCGCTTAATGCGCATCTCCTCTGAGGAAACAGCCGAAATTACAGCGTCAAGCCAATCAGAGAGAGCGCCTTCTACGGTGGTGGCCAGTTGGATTTGTGGAGTCTCTGGCTCCTGTGATTCAACGAAATCGGGTTCGGGTTGTGGTTGAACAGGTTGAATAACCATGGCTTGCCGCACTTTACGCTTGAGAGCCATTCGCTTCTCATGCTCGTAAACATGGCATGCCTCGCACGTCTTGAGTTTCTTTCCATCTTTGGACGCACTCGCTGGGAATTCACCGCACCTTGTGCAGATATTATTACGGACGCGCTCCCGATAAATCCGCTGCCTTCGCTCTTCTCTCGTTTCGCGTTCTTCTGACACTGTTTTATGGAGCATACTATCGTGGGTTAAAGGCGTACCGTAGCACACACGGCGGGATGTCGATAGCAGCCTTGAGTTCTGCAACCCAGCCACAGAGACCAGGCTGTCGGTTAAACAGGCGAACATACCGCGACTCCAGGAACATCACAGCAGCGTAGTGCAGCCATCGGGCCGTATCTGACAGCGCAGGATTAACGTGGTCCTTCTTTAGTCGTTCCTGGTGAATTCGACTCGCCATAGAAGTTACGGTTGTAGCTACGATGTGAACCCCGTCGCAGTCAAGAAACGTGATTTCATTGCCAAGCTGTACGCCTACGTTTCGGATCTCTGCGTCTGTCGCCAGATTAACCGGGATCTTCGCAATCATACCGTTGGGCGTGGATAGGAGTTGAACTGAGGTCATGGATCCTTCGGTATCGATTCTACGTACTCCTTAGCCCTTAGGAAGCACTCCTCCACAGAAGTGCCCACAAATCCTTCGCATTTATCTGGAGGGGTGTGTACCGAGATTCGGTGTGTCTCACGATACCCCGGAGGCATAAAGGAGTAAACCTGATACCAGTAGTCCGTACCACATGAGTACGTAAGGATTGGGTTGAGTTCCACGAGCTTCTGTAGAGCTTCTTGTGCTGTCATATTAGGATTTGATCAGTTCCGAGTCCTTAAACTCAGAGATAGCGTTGCGCAACCCGTGCTGTACGAGCCAGACTCGTGTTGACACCGTGGATTCTGAGGACTCACCGACAACAAGGCCAGTACGTCCGAAAAACGGATCAACAACGATTGTAACTTGCACAGCAACTGCGATTGCATGGATTGTTTTCTGGGGGGTATTGTATGTTTTCAATTTGAGGGATGGTTAGAGTGTTCCCTCCATTCTGCTGTTATCTCGTGGCAGACCGTTCGCGCCGGGTGTCTTTGGCGAAGGTTCCGTTTACCTTTGCTTGAACTTGATCCATTGTAGTTCCTTCGGGATAAACGCCTTCGCACTTCTGCGTGAAGTGGGTGTGAGAAAAGGTGTGCCAGTCGATCTTTGTTCGGTCCAATTCTCGCAGCTTATGCTCAAAAATCCGGCCAGTTTTCCTATCGACCTTCATCACGTACCCGTTCATGTATTCGGTTTTAGGTTCCTGCCAACCGCATACAGGACACAGTAAATAGCGCGACGTGCAATCTCCGCATGGTGGACTGATGTGACAAGAGCATTTCTCTGATGGACTTAGGCTGAGAACGCCTTCACAGCCGGGTTTGGAGCATTTATCGCCTTCTTCGTAATTCATAAAATTTGCCCTGATTGTTGTCGCACAACCAGGAAAGCGGTGCGTCGTTATGAATTCGCACCCCACAGGCTTGAGCAACCGATCTATGCTGCACCGGGAGACCGATGCAGGGTTAGAGGGGGTTAACTCCAGTTTAGAACCGTGTCGTCGTCGTTTAAGGGTTGAATGGTCCGATAGGAGTTGGTGTTCACGACGATGCGGTCCCATTCATTGCATTCCATGTTGCCGATTAGGATTTGTTCCTTTGGCATCTCGGATTTTACTTCATCCAAGGTCATAACACGCCCGCCGAGGTAATATCGCCCACTACGATTTACAACCTTGCTGTCTAGCTCGTCGTCCTTTCTGGCGCGAGTAGAGAACTCGAACGCAAACGGTTTAGCGCCATGCCGCTCCTTGATGTCTCGCGCCATCTCCGAGGCTTTTTCTGCATCCCATGATTCAATAGGCTTGGTTGTCTCCTCGAACACAAAAGTTCCAGGGCTTAAGAATGTTACAAAGTGTGCTTCCATATTGGGTTGTGTTTGTTATGAAAGTTTCTGCTGTCGGTGGGTTAATGCACTATTGTTTCCACGCGCCCCACGATCACCCAATCACGCTCCGACTGGGCTGTCTGAGCAAGTTCGAGTTGTCGAATGGATTCGGTGAGATTGTCGCACTCGCGCCCAAACGAATCGGTACTCATTCCACCTTCTGAGTTTTCGTGATACTCAACAGTAAACTTGATGGTGTACTTGGTTTTAACTTCGATAATCATAAACGGGAGATTTTCTGCTGTCGGTTTATCAGTGCTGCGGAGACTCAAAACGCTTCCAGTTCAGAAGTGTAACAAGGTGGTCAGAGATGCCGAGAGAGACCGCAATTTCGTGCTCGATGGCGCGAACGTCTTCAATATTGCGAATGGTTTCCTCACGATCTACGGGTCGTCCTGTTATCTGGAACCTCCCGCAATGGTAGACTTGCGCTGTAACGTAGTAGGAGAGCATAAGGGGGTTTAAGCGAACCACTTGCTTACTTTATTGTATTCCTCGACCACGTCGGAATATCCGAGGGATTTCAGAAGCTCACAGAGTACGTCATCAGCGTCTGCGTGTGCTGTTTCAGTGTCTCCGTTTAATTGCGCTTCTTTCAGTTGTTTGATTGCTTCTTGGCGATCCATAAAAGGTTTTGAGAGTCACCGGGGCCACAAGCACCCCGGCGTTTCCTCTCACAGAAAGGTTAATCTGCGTTCTCCTGCTCTGCAGCGGCGTAGCAATCGGGACAGAGGCCGCATTCTAAGTCCCTCGCTGGAGTGCGTTCCGTGCATTGGTTGCAGGCAAAGGTGATATCGCGCATCCAGGCGTCCTTACCTGCTGCTAAGCTGCATATTTCGGCGGGGATTTGCATTCCGCGTACAACTGCGTACCGAATCCCTGTGCGATTATTGCGAAAGGTTTCAACCGTGTGGTTTCTGATAGTCTGTTTCATATTCTGCGAGAGTGAGAGAGGTTTATCTAAGGCGTGATTGCCTTCGATGGTTTGAGATTAACTGTTTTTCGTTAAAAGGCAATAAGATATTAGCTAAAATCCAATACCAGCTTGCCGAATGTTGCGGGGCTTAGACGTGCGGAATCCAAGAGGCGAGCGCCGAACGATCGTATCACGCACAATCCCAAGAGCGTCAGGACGCGAGACCGAGAGTTGCCAGATGCCGAGGATGAATCGGAGAAGAGGGTTCATTGGGCTAGGCTTCTAAGTAAGCGTTGATGCACTTCCTGAGATGCGGGACATTCAAATCGAGGTTGCGCGAAAGCTTCTTTAAGCCCTCTTCGGAAGGCTTAAACGCGTAACCATTAAGACGGACGTATTGAAACCAATAATCACGCCCCATATTAGCGTGATTGCGTTGTTCTAGTGTCATACTGTGAGAGAGTTTAGAAGTCGCGGGGCCAGCATCATGCCAACCCCGCTCTCTTCTGACGGAGATATTTCAGTGTTTGTTTCGCTACCGCCGCAACCTTATTGCCTGTTTTGCTTCTTTCCTGGTTGCAGCGGTTGCATGAGATGTAGAGGTTGTCTATTCCGCTCTTTGCAGTGATCCACTTAGGGATCTTGTGTTCCGTCGTAGATGTCCTGAGAGTCAGATTCACACCGCAATAGCAGCACGGCCCCGTCTTCTCTATGCCGAACCGATACATCCATGCTCTGCGGCGGATATTCTGGCTTTTGCTCATTATCTTCTGACGGAGATTAGGCTTCCAGGCGAACGATGTCCGCGCCGTTGTCGATGAGTTCCGCACATTTAGCAATCATCTCTTCGGAGCCGACGGCTATAGGACGAAAGAGGTAGGACACTTCGTCACAAAAGCGGTCGTAGTTGCTAACGGAAATTTCTCCATTATCAGCGACCCATTGCTTCATCTCGCCGGTCAGAACTGGATACCGTACCTGCCCGTCGTCGATGACCGTGATTAACTCAGCAGGTACAAGCTTGTCGGGTTTTCCGGCCTTTGCGTCTGCCTCAATCTCGTTGTTCCAAGCGTCATTTTTCGAGCCCGAAACAACCATTGGAGCCACGCACGAGAGCATGTTGATTTCGTTGCCGTCCGCGTTGTATTCGCGCACCGTAACGCGCTGAGTGTCGCCCGGTTCCCAAGCTCCCTTTCGGGATTGCTCAATAGCCAGATCAAGCGCGGCGTGAATCCCTTGATCCGTCTCAACCGCGAAGTCGCCGCTGTCGTTCGTCGCTGTGTATTTTGTGAGAGTCATTTTGTCAGAAGAGTTGAGGGTTAATCGTTGAATTCGTCCAATGCCGCACCAGCCGCGTCTTTTATAAACCGGTAGTGCCCAACAGTTTCCCACCCGTCCCAGAATGAACCGTCACGCATTGTTTGCGGGGAGGAGGTTTGAACTTTAACCACATAGTTTGCGCCCGCAAAACGGCGGCGGTTACGATACCGCTTAACCATTACGTGCGGCCCTACTTGAGCGTTTATTTTTTCAAGAGTTTTCATCGTGAGAAGAGTTATTCCACGATCCTGTTTATTTCCGTGAGTTCGTCGTTTTCCTCGTCATACACCTGCGTGACCTCGACCTTCACGCGGCGACCATCAAATGCCTGTAAAGCGTCGTCATTCCAACATGAAACCCACGATTCAGTTTTGCTATTACCCTCCAGTTTGGAGTCTTTCGGAAGAATGGAGAGAAGCGAATCCAGACTATTCAATGACACGCCGTCGTGCTCGGAAAAGTAAACCTCGCCTTCCGTCACCATCGGAACCAGCGAGAGATTATTCGGTTGGTGAGAGAAGAGGATTGTTACAGAACCAGTTACAGTTTTCATAAGTGAGAAGAGGTTTCGCTCAGCCTTATTGCCTCGCGATGTGATGACTATCCCAAGAAATTAACCAAACGTCAATAGAAAATTAACAAGGTGAGTGAAATACTCAGGGGTGACAGCCAATATCCGGTGGTAACCTGGGGTGTTGCCCGTCCCGCATCAACGCCCGATAAAACCGCATACGGGCTTTCAAAAACCGTTTTGAGGCCCTATCCGCCTGTTCATCTGTTATCTCCCGAGATCCCAAATGCCACGCAACCAGTATCAGACAATACCGATCTGCCGCTAACAGCCATACCCAGGGCTTGATCATACGTAAAAATACCCCAGACAGGGAAAACCTCACGCGCAACACACCCAATTCAGGGAAACCTTTACAACCAAATCAGCCTACCACTACTCCCCCAACCACTGCCCTCCTAGGAAAAGCATTGCATCGAAAACGGTTAACATGTTAACACTTTTACCGAATTCCAAAATCCCACGTTAACAATTGTTAACAATTTGACCCTGAAAACAGCCAAAAATGTCATTCGTAAGCTCCTCAAAATCAGAACGTTTCGTAGAATTGGTTAACATTTCTCGCGAGACCCATCTGAAGCTCGCTGAAGTCGCCAAAGAGCAGGTGAATTTGGCCCATGAGATCAATCTGGAGATTATCCGAGAGGCTTTTCCGGGCGTAGAAGTGGCGCACGAAAACATTCTGGTGATCGTTAAGCCGTCTGATCTGGCGAAGTCTGCGAACGATGCTGTAGCGTATTGCCGAGAAAACGGGCTGACTCCAAGCGCGATTATCGTTGAGCCCACGCTGAAGTGGATTCTGCTCATAAAATGACCTCGATAAACACACCTCCACCCCACTATACCGGATATGGGCGAAAGCTTCTATCCGGTGAGATAGTCCCTGTTATCAGGGGTAGACCGGTACGAGATGAGCCTTCTACCCGTCGTGTAGTCAGCCGTCTGCCCCGCGTGGCGCGCTTAACTGGCCTGCGGTGTCTGGTCTCTGACGGAACCAGTTGGGAGTCGCGTGGGGTTGAGTCTCGCTCCCCTGAAGCGGCATGGAGCATTACCATGTGGCCCAGTACGTTCCCGCAGTGTAACCCCTGCGGTGCTTTCGTGGATACCCTGACGTGCGAGAGTGCGCAAACAAAACATCAATACTTTTTAGGCATCGCTGAATGAACACCCCAGGCCCAGACGCAGCAGCTTTAGCGCAATGCATTTCCGCCATCATCGTGGGATATGGTCACGGTGGTCTTACGCACGTAGCCGAACGTCTCGGCATGTCCCCCAGTGCATTCCGAAAGCGTCTGTTGTCTAAGCCTTTTGATGAACCGACTATGAGGGCAACCCTGTTGGTTGCTCAGAGCAAAGCTGAGAACTACGCGCAATGGCCGGTGGAGACTTCGCAGATCGTGGGGCCCTACGTGATAGAGACGCGCAACGTAGACGGCGAGATTATCCCGACTTGGCGACAGATTGAACCTGGCGAGCTAGGCGAAGATACTCAGGCTCAGGAAGATCAAGAGAGTCAACAATCTTTGTTATGATGGCACCCCACGCCCCTTTACGCAGCCCGTTGGATTCAGCAAACCTGTTCAGCTTGGCTTTTACCTGTGGATGCAACCTCGCGTGCATCTCCACATTTGATTTCATCGGTTGCCCGGCACCAGGACGTTTGCCGCCGTTCTGGTTGCGCTTGTCACTAGGGGTATCACTGAGCTTTCCCATCGGAGGAAGTTGTAATGGGTAAGCTGAGAAACGCCAAGCACGAATTATTTTGCCAAAAGCTTGCCTGTGGGGTTGGTGCCAGCGAGGCGTATATGTCAGTTAACCCCGAAGCTCGTGGAGCAGCGGCCCGTGCAGCAAGCTCCCGGCTTCGCGCTCAATCCAACATAAAAGAGCGAATCGAAGAGATCCGGGCGGACATGCGGGAAGCTGACCGACTGGAAAAGGTTGACCCAGCTATTGACCCCATTGTTATGGACCGAGTGGAAACAATCGTCAAAGCAGCGACCGAAGAAGCTTCCAAGATGGCCACAAAGCGTATAGAGGAATGCCTGAGCGAATTCCTCGATTGGGCAGAACGTCGCCGGTATCTCGCTCGAATTGTGCGCACACCGATTTGCGAAGTGTCTCCCAAAAGTGACCTCTGCCAAGAGTACAAAGAGATCCCGACCGAATATGGAACCGCAATTCAGGTCAAGATGCCGAACAAACTTCAGGCTGTGATCGAAGACGCGAAACTTGCTGGCGAGTACGGAAACCCAGATGGAGGCGGGGACCAAAACAACGACTCGAAGCAACCTAAGGGGATTATCGTTGTGATGCCAAGCGCCATTGCGCAACCCAGAATAACCAAGCAACTACCGCCCACACTGGATGTATGAACACACGCAAAGACTTACAACTAGACCTAATCGGCTACAAAATCGTTATGAAGCTCTACTCCCAGGTGCGAATGATCTTCGCAGAACTTGGCGAGAGTGACACGCTGCTTCTTCGGGCACTTCGCGATGGCCACGGCATCCAATTCAACAGCCTGATTGAAGACCCGATGCTCTATTTCGTAGTGGGAAGCGACCAAATGGAGGCGCTGAAAGAGTCTGGAGCAGGAAATCCAACGTTTCTTCAGCTTCTCGGAACCTGCGAGGTGATCGACACGAACAAAGAGCGTGCAATGCAGCGGTTTGAAAAACTCAAGCGAGGCGAGTGACAGCAGCCCCAGAAGTCACAGAACAGGAAACGCAGGAGTGGTACAGGCCGGGGAAGTCAATACAGGATTTTCACAATTCTAGGGCGTTTGTTCGTGTGCTGGTTGGAGGCCGGGGAAGCGGCAAAACATCGGGCATTACCGTAGACGTAATTCGCCACTGCTGGCAGAACGCAGGCGCTAAGGCAATGCTCTTGCGTAAGACAGAAGCGTCTCAGACCGATTCCACTATTGAGACGATGCTTATTTGCTTTGAGCAGATGGGCCCGCTCTACAAAGACACGGGCGATTCTCTGTTCAAAATCTGGAACGGTGGACGAACGATCCGAATGCCGTCTCTTAAAGCTGTTGAGGCGTTCAACGAGGCGCTTCCAACATGGAAAACGAAGTCGGACCGGATGCGATGGCTGGCTAATGAGGGCACGCGTCTTTGCTCGTTTATTGAGTGCCGGGGGCTCCCGCATATCAACATTTCACAGAGCAAGCTTCGTGGCTTCGAGTGCTCAATGATGGTGTTTATTGAGGCGGATCAGATTGACGAAGCTTCGTACAACCTATCGCTCGCGTGTTTGCGATGGAAGGGTTCAGACCCCGACACGTGCGACGATAAAGGGTTCATTATCGACAAAGGAGCGATTCTCGACACCAACCCTCCAAGCCCTTCGCACTGGATCGCAAAACTCGAAGAGGAGGAAATGAAGAAGCCAGAGGCCGAAAGTACCATGGAGTTCTGGCACATTTCCACGTACGAGAACGAACACAACTTGCCACCGGGATACATCGAGAATTCAATCATCCTTCCGTATCGAAAAAACCCAGCGATGATCGACCGAATGCTCTGGGGACGGTACGCAGACGCATTTGATGGAAACGCGGTTTACTATGCCTTTGACCCTCAGAACCACGTAGGGGAAAACCTGCCATGGCCAAAGGGGGCTTACTTAGTGCGTGGATGGGACTTCGGGACTCGAAACTCTGTTGTCTGGTCCGCCTATTGGGTAGAGGACGGCTGCGAATACTGGCATGTACTTGCAGAGCAATACCTTGAATCGAGCGACACGGAGCGCCAATGCCGTGAGGCTTTGAAGCTCACAGACCTTGAATTCCCATTCTGGAACAATCGCGACATTTGCGCCGGGGTGTTGGATTTCTGCGACCCGGCTGGACGAAACAGCAGTTACTTGGTCTCAGACGCCCGGATGCGCGACCCTATTGCAGTGCTAAAAACATTCGGGATTTATCCGGGGTACAAGACGGCTATAAACCAGCGTGGATTGCAGGTCTCAATCTCTCTCGTAAACCGACTAATGGAAAAGAGAGACGCAAAGGGGCATTTCGTGTTCCGTGTAGACCGAAAGAACTGCCATAGGCTCTACCGAGGATTCGCCGGAGGGTATCGCTATCCGAAGGTTGGAGAAGCCAATTATGGTAAAGATGAACCCCTAAAAGGTATACTTTGCGACAATTTAGACCATTTGCAGGACGGTTTCAGATATAGCGCCATAAATTGCTTACGCTTATTATGGGCAGAATTCACGAAAAAGAACCCTCCAAACTTCGCTGCGCATAGGGTGAATCCTAACCCAAATAGGCAGATTTAAAGAAAAAGTGTTTGCACAACGTTTGGATTGGGTCGTAAACAGGAGCCCGATTCAGGTTCTGTTTGTTCTCTTGCTTCATAGCGTCTCAGCCGGTTGGGGTAATCCCTGACCGGCTGTTTCGTTTAGTGCTTGCGTTTATGGTTTCATCGGGGTATCACGCAATGAAATATCCGGATAAATATGAAACCTTCCGACACACTGGCCGATGCTACGCCGCCCGCATCGTCTTCCTTGTCTCTTGACGCGGCGCAAACAAAAAGTGCTGGTCTGTCGGATGTGATGGACGGCGACCAAGTTACAATCACGGCTACCGTCAATCGCGACGGCGACATGCTGACACTCAAAGATGTCACGGTAGAAAAAGCTGGCGGGACTGGTGAACCTGAAGATCAGGAGGACCAATCCGCATCAACTAAGGGTACACCACCAGAGACCGCCGCCGAGCGCATGGGTATCAAACCCAAGAAATCCAAGTCACTCTCACCGGCTGACGCACTAGGGGAGGAATACTAATATGGGCCTCGGAAACAAACTCTGGGATCTCCCAAAAGAATCGGACGCTGGGCACGCCAAGGTGGAGAAGCAGTCTCCAATGGATCGCTGGTGCACTCCTCAGAACGACGTGAACAACCAGACGGCTACAAACGCCTTTGAGCATCCCGATTTTGAGAAGCAGAAGGAAGAGCGCCAAGCACGGAGGGAACGGTAATGGCCATACCTCTGTTTGATTACGGTTCGGATATGCCAATGGGGCAATCTGCTAAACCGCCCATGGATGCAGCAAGTGTTGTTGCTCCGGTTCCAGCCGCACCGCCGCAAGCCGCTGGCGTTATGCAGTCACCTCAGGGTGGTGCAATGGGATTTCCCGCTCCATCTGCACCAACAGAACCGCCTTTCGTTGTAGAGCTTCAGCCCGATGGTTCCAGCATCTATAAGAGCAAGACGGAACCTCCCATTGTCCTGGGTGTGAACAAACCACCTAAGCTTCCCAAGGCTCTGAATGGAGGTGCACAGTGAAGACGTTTTTGGTTTCCATTCCAGGTTACGCGACTCCTGTTAGGGTAGAGGCCGATCGCTACGGTATTGATGACGGTGTCCTGTATTTGTTCGATACATCAAACACTGTTGTGGCGTGTTTCAGTAGGTGGGATTTCTTCTTGTTTTCCCTTCCCAATGAATGAAAAGCCGTTCAACCCCGACGATGAGGACAACGATGTTCTGTTCACATGTGAATTGTGCGGTAAGCAATTCGAGCCGACTCCTGACGCAATGGTCGAATGGGAATGGGGGCCAGAGCTTCTTACACCTGAACAATCGCAATCGCTTGCTCACCTAACCGTAGAGGATTTGGAGGAAATGGAGCATCTGGATTATCAAGCGGTCGGATTGACCAAAAATGAGGTCCAGAAGTTACTAAATGGGGATCGGGTTAAAAAAGGAGGATGCGTTTGCTTGCAGTGCCAAGATGAATTTATAGAGGAAAACCCCGAATCAAAATGATTTCCACTCCTAAAATCCCAGTGCTCAAAAAGGTTGAGTCTACTACAATTAAGGGCATTGGACATAGAGACTCGACTTTGTTCTTGGAGTTCATTAGCGGATCGGTCTATAGCTATGCCAACGTGAACGAGGCGCTGTATTTGTCCATTCTCCACGCTTCATCTGTTGGTAAGGCGTTCGCCAAGGTGCGAGACGACTCGAAAAAATACCCGTTCAAGAAACTGCAATAGATGGATAAGATAATTGCCGCCAAGCTTGACTCGAAGAGCGGGATGTATGACGCGTCATTGTGTACCAAACTGGCAAAGCAGACACGGGACTACGTGAATGCAGGGCTGCAATGTCTCAACTACTATGTCTGCGACCTAGACGCCGCGAACGACATGGTTCAGTGCTGGGCTCAGGTATCAGGCGACACGGCAAAGACATGGGACAGCAACCAATCTGAGCGCAACAAGCCAGAGCGGTTCATTCATCCAATGGCCGCTACACAGATGGCGACCTTAGCGACATTCATCAGCCAGATTCTCTTCGGAAGTGCTACGTCTCGACGAGTAGAGGCTCGCAGGGATGAAGAGGAGAAGTCAGCAGACATGATGAACGAGCTTCTCCAGTGGAATGACGATCAGCAACCAACCTACCTACAAGGCTATCTTTGGATATGGGACTCTCTAACGTTCAATCGGGGCGTAATGTACGATCATTGGCAAGACATCGCAAAAGTCGAGCTAGAGAAAGTCGAGGAAGAAGACCCGTACGCGGAAACACCGGATGCAGTGGAGGGCCAACCAACTCCAGAGCGACCGAAGTACACACGCTACCGGAAGCGCCGGAAGGTGATAGCGGGATTCAACAAGGTTGAGTTAATCAGCCCGTACGACTTCATTAGTGACCCGATGTTGCCACACCTCCGATTTCAGGAGGGAAGATATGCTGGGCATCGCACGATGATCCCATGGCAGGAGCTTAAACGCCGATCAGAGCTTCCTGTTGAGGATTACATGTATGTGACCCCGGCTGTAGTAGAGAAGCTGAAGAACCGTCCAACGGCTGGTGGAAACCGGATCACAAACGCCCTTAGTCAGCCAATGACAGCCAGCCGTAGCCGTTCCTTTTACGAGCGTACACGGCGCGGGAATCCTGCGGGATACGAGGGCGGCACAGAAGCCGTAAACAAAGAAGACGGCGGCATGATTGAATGCTTCTGCGTTCACATCCGAATCCCTCCAAAGTCGTTCAATCTTTTTGACGACGATGAGCCCGAGATTATTGAGGTGTTAATGGGTGGAGAGCAGGAAATCCTGAGCGTCAATATCATGCCGAACGTGCATGACGAGTACCCGTATGCCGTGGGCGAAGCGCGACCTAATGCGCATTATCAATTTGCACCATCGTGGGCTTTGATCATTAAGCCGATTCAGGATTGGGTTGATTATCTCAAGAATCGGCACGCTCGATCAATCGCCAGGACTTCAGGGAACATCTTCATTGCCGACCCAACGAAGGTTGATATTCAGGCGTTCACGGACCCGGACAAAGACGGGTTGATTATTCCTCTGAAAGAGGAAGGGCAAGGAGTCCCAATTGATCAAATCATTAAGCAGGTGCCCGTTATCGACACCACGGCCAATTTCCATGCCCAAATGGAGATGTGGATTCAACATGGCGAGGTAACCACAGGGGCACACGCATTCGTTCAGGGCCAAACCGAGGACTCGGGGCAGACTGCCACTCAATTCACAGGGGTTCAGCAGATGGCTACAGGTCGCATTAGCAGCGTTGCTCGAATTTTGTCTGTTTCTGGACTGGTGCCTCAAACACGCCGCTTTGTGTGCAATTTCCAGCAGTTTGCGCCGGATGAAATGACGATCCGAATCACTGGTAACTCTACGGACTTTGACGCCGACGACTCACAGACAAAGTTCCTGACCATCCGCCGCGATAACGAAGCTTTCCCTCCGACTGATCCACGGTTCGCCATGCCGGACATTCAAGCAGAGTTCGACATCAGGCCACATGATGGAAGCTTGCCGGGAACTGACGCTCGAAAGGTTGCAGCGTTATCAAGGGCCATTGAAGCGTTCGGGGCCAATCCGCAACTTGCCACGTTCTTTGACGACACAGTTCCGGGCAACCTTAACGCCAAAAAGATTTGGTACGAAGTGCTTAAGGCTTCAGGAATGCCAGTGCGTAATTTCGTGGTAAGTGCTGAGCAGGCGCAAAAGAACCTTATAGCGAAGATGCAAGCCACAGGCACACCAATGATGCCAGCGGGCGCTGATCCAAATGGACAGGGACCACAATCCGTTAATGTGGGAGGCGGTCTAAAGATTCCAGGTGCGGGACTTCCACCGCAATCAACGGCTGCACATGCTTTACCTAATCCCGCAAGCGTATGATGGAATCAAAAGCCTTGATGGAAGCAACGCGGCTTCGTGGAGACGAGATTCACTCAGCGCGTGAGTTATGGCACAAATCTCATCCTATGCGGCTGATTCTAAACGCTGAATCTGACAGGATGATTGCCGAAGTTCGAACAAAACTTGAGTCTTGCAAGCCCGATGATCTTGCATCGCTTCAGGGCGAAATCCGAGCCATTCGCAAAATGAAGGGGATCATCAACGAGCAGAACCCATGATAACGATTAAAACCATACCACACGATCAGCAGAGATACGAGACCGTTGGAGATTGGAAGATTTCACCAAACGGAGACATAGAGATTCTGGTCTCTGATATGGGCAATCCCGACTATGAGTTTTTAGTCGGACTACATGAACTGGTAGAGGTGTATCTCTGTAAAAAGCGAGGCATCACTGACGACCATGTAACAGCGTTTGATGTTTCGTTTGAGTCATCTCGCCTACCCGGAAACGTTGATGAACCAGGTGACGACCCAAGGGCCCCATACCAGAACGAACACTGTATTGCTACTGGAATCGAACGACTTGTATCCGCTGCTCTTGGTGTTCCTTGGAAGGAATACGAAACGGCTGTTAACGCCCTCTAAACCTATGCTGGATATTGTTTCTACATGGACTCAAGAGGTAGACATCAAGTCCGCATATAAGGAATCGATGGAACTGGATGCGTCGTTCTCTGAGCGATGGAATCGCTTTGAGCAAAAAGTTAAAGAGAAACGCCTAGAAGCGGGGTTGAACTTCCTTAATCGCATTGAAAAATCATCGGACCCAGATCTAAATCACTTCATAACGCTAGAACCGGTCATCAATGATAATGATTCGTACAAGGAGGAGTTCGTCATTGATTTGTCCGCCAATTCGGAATGGTTCAAATGTTTGAAAGCGCATCAAAAGACTTAACCAACCCACCTATGCCTACCTACAACCCTATTCGTGCGGTTTCGATGTTTAAGCCGCAGATTAACCCGCTGTATTCAGTGTTTCGCGTGTTCTTTGACCCGGACGACGGAGGCGCTGCCGTAGCCGCTGTTGATTCTCCTACAGGATCACCAATTGCTGCCGTAGAACCGCCTTCTGTATCCGCAGAGCCAGCTTCGGTTATTCCCGCTGGACCTGAACCGACCTCATCCAAGGTCATCAGCGCAAAGGATGCTCTTGGTCTTCCTGAGTCTCCAAAGGACGCAATCAAGGGAATGGAGGATGCGCTAAAGAAGCGTGTGGATAGTACCACAACACCGCTTCCGAAAAAGCCAAAGGCCGAAGCTCCAAAACCGCCTGTTTCAAAGCCTACGGAACCCGTCAAAAAGCCGGATGCTCCACCGGTTGCACCGAAGCCACCGGAACCGCCCAAGATCACATACAAGGGTAAGGAGTACACCCAAGATGAACTAACGAAGCATCTTGAGGAGTTGGAAGCTAAAGCGGCAGTATCTAAACCGCCCGAAGCACCAAAGCCCGTCGAACCACCGAAACCAACCAAGCCTGAGAAGTCCGTCAAAGAGCAAGATCTTGAATTTATCAACGGTCGCTTGCCGAATGTGAATTTGGAGGACTACGGCATCAAGCTGGGTGAAGAAGAACTCGACACGATTCTAAGCGGTGGGAAGGAGGCGGCTACATTGTTCACCCAGACTCTGGCTAAGGCTATGATTGGCGCTGAGCTATCCGCCCGCAAGTGGATGGCCGAACAAATGAACCCAGTGCTGTCACAAATCAGCCCAGTTATTGAGGCTCAACAGTCCGTTGCTCAGTATCAGGCAGAGCAGTCGTTCTTTCAGCAACATGAAGACCTTAAACCGTATCAGCAGATCGTTCGAAATGCGGCAACCAACATTGCAAAACAAAACCCTGAATGGGTAAAGACCGCGTCGCAGGAAGATTTCAACAAGTTTGTTGCTGAAAATGTTCGAGCGCATTTGAAAGAACTGGAAAGCATGGGATTCGTTCCGAAGTCTCAGCAGCCCGAACCAGTAGCGCCAGTTCCTCCCGTATCCTCTCCAGTGCCTACTCCTGCTGCTCCAGTAAGGCCACAGCCTCCACGTGGACAAATTGGAGGGCACCAAGCCCCTGCCGCGCCGAATCTACAGCGGTCCTTGGCTCAAGATCTATTGGCGCACAGTTAAACCTTTGACGGGCGGCGGCGTGGTTAGACACGCGTACGCTGAGCTGCGGGATATGTAGGTGGAGAAGGGTAGCCGCTATCCACTAGAGTTGAGAAATCAACCCGCCCGTCATTCCTTGACTTTGGATATAAACGATTTACGGTAGCCTCACAACCAAAGGCCGCGAATTAGACGCCGCCACGGCGGTTCAGTTCGGATCTTAGCTTCGGTTGTGAATAACAAGTGAGCCCCGGCCCGTGTGTGCGGTGTCCGGGGTTTTTTGCGTTGCGGGATATCCCGTCACGGAACATTCTGGTATTTCGCTATCACGCCGGACAGGATTCGTGCTTCTCCCTCAGTCCTACCGAACCCACCCTTTTCGCCACAGTACCGGCATTCATATCGAACAAGGGAAAGTATCTCAATCTCGCTATCTTCCCTAAAAACCATGCGCTCAGTTACACGTAGCGTTTGCAGATTGCCGCACTGGCATTTAAGCGGAGGCGTGTGAACCCAGGACATAACAATGTCTCACTTTTAGCGTTTCGCGAGACACAAGGGAAGCAATGTCTCACGCGTGAGACAAAAGAAAAGCCCCACCAGTACCTACATTAGTCTCTGACGCTCTAGACGTCAGGCTTCGGTCTGGCAGGGCTGTTGTGAGCGCCCAATATTAACGACCTTTGGTTGTCAGGCAGGAACGGTCATGCTGCCGCGCTCGTTTACCGGAAAGGCTTTCGTTTTCCCATACGTCAGGTTTTCCAGTGACAGCCAGGTAATGTTATTCCCGGAACCTGCATCCCTCACGCATTGCCTGTTAAGGCTTCCGATGCATGAACCGTACAACAGCCAGAACATCACAGTAAAGCCCAAACTTATCAGGCAACGCTATTGACTACGCCTAGGGGTTTGCCGCATACTGCGTCATCCAATATGACAAACGATTCTTCTTCCTCGTCTGGGATCGGGTTTACTGGTCTGCTCACTGTTCTCTTTATCGCGCTCAAGCTCACGCACTACATTGATTGGTCGTGGTGGTGGGTGCTGTCTCCGATTTGGATTTCGATACTCATCGGACTTGGGTTTCTTGTTGTGGTGTTTGGGGGTGCGGCTCTATGGGTTGCATTGGCGGCATGTATGGGAAGGAAACGCAAATGAGCCTCGATGAGCTTATCAGCTACGCGAAGGACTTGCGCAAGGATCACACTGGAGATACCGAGATCACCATTCTATCGAACGGCGCTGTTGAGTCTGTAAATGCCGTGTTCATCTCAACGCTTGTCGGCGGACAATATGATGGGATGCCGGTTCTCGTATTCGTTCCAATTTCATCGATGGACCATTTCAAAACTCTAGACGCCCAACCATGAACTACTACCTACTCGGCTACCTCGCGTTTGTGACGCTGTTCTACGGCTGCATAAACCTCTGCTTGGTGAAGGAGAACCGGAAGCTGTGAAGCCATTGCCTTAGAATTTATGCAGCCTTACGAATGGAAAACCCGCAATGACATCCCGGAGAAATATTACGGCCCGTACTGCGGCGGCGTGAACTGGTGTTGCGATGGCGGACTGCTTAATGGCAACCCGTATCCTCCATTCACCGGGAGACATCACGCATTCAGGGTTGGATGGATTGAGCAGAACCGGGAGATCAAAGAGCACGGGCGAATCCTCACAGCGGAGGAGTACGCATCAAAAGAAAGCTGACACTGACAAGTTTAGAAACGGTCCTGGTTTCTATTCAGGAACCCTCGCCAGTGCCAGCAAAGAGAGTATCGGGACTCGGATGCCACTGTAATTCCACTAAACCCGAAAAAAGGATTTGACGATAGGCGTGTAGGGGATAATCTCACACCTTGTTCAGTCGGAGTCGCATTCCGGTAGAACGAACCAGATTTTTGGGAAACTCGTACTTCCCATCCTCTAACCCGTTCAGAGATGCGACCTCTGAGCGGGTTTTTCTTTTAAACCCCTGAATGGAACTACGCCGGTTCGACATACACACGGCGGACCCCGAGGGGCTTTGATACTGCTTCAAATGCTGGCGGCGAGCTACGGCTACAAGGATCAACGTACCCGTTGACAGGGTGAAACTCCCAACAGCGAGACGGAAAACGATCAGCCTCGAATTAAACGGGGCTGCGGTTTTCTTTCTCTCTTTTAGCCTTTTGGTTCTTCTGGGGGGACTTGTTTCTTTTCGTCGTTTTGTCTCTTTGTTTTAAGGTTGATTGAAATGGTTGTTGATACCCGGTCCCGTTTATCAATCTCTCGGTTGTTTTGTCCATTTGGACATAATTAAATCGAGGCGTGAAATTAAAACCTCAGACGCTTAGCGTCAACAACAACGGGGGGAACCTGTAATGGCTAACGTCGCGGGTTTCCTTTCTACATCGAACGCGCAGGCCACCGACTTGGTGGGAGAATGGCAAGAAACCGTTCTGGTCCGTAACAGCAAGGGGTTCAATACCGGGTCTACGCTGTTCGGGCTCATGTCTCGTCTGAAAAGCGAGCCTGCGGACAACGTAACATATAACTGGTGGGAGCGCGATCCAACTCGGATTACGTTCTACAGCAATGCCGGGTTTGACAACGCCGTCACAACCCTTACTTGGGACGACGGAAGCGGAAACGCTGTTTATCCGCTGTTCGATGTAAACCAGATTCTTCTCAACGACCGCACCGGTGAACGCGTTCGTGTTACAGCGGCCCCCACAAGCGCCAACGTATCTGTGACGCGTGGTGTTCAGGGCACAAGCGCGGCAGCGATCAATGACAACGACGTCTGGACGCTGGTAACGCTGGCAAAGGATGAAGGCGCGGACCCAGTTCGGGCCAGCTATGAGGAGCCTACAAGCTACTCGAACCTTATCCAGACTTTCAATGAAACCGTGTTGCTCACCAATGCTTACAAAGCTGGTGTGCTCCGCACGGACATTGAAGGCCCTCTCCGGGAGCGTCGCTCTCATGCTCTGGAAAAAATCGCGAACCGTATTGAATTCGCCTACTTCCTCGGCGTTAAGGAGTCCGCCACCGGTATGAACGGTAAGATTTACTACACGGGCGGCATCAAAGACGCCATCGACACTGCCGGACTTACTGCCAACGCTTTGAATGGTAACGGATCGTCCGGCGTGACGCTGGATGCATTCAAGACATGGCTGCAGTCGTTCATGCAGGTTGGTTCCGATGTGAAGCTTGCCTTCTGCGGTCCAAAAGCGTACGCGGCGATCAGTAACTATGCCAACACGGCGGCGGGCGGTTTCCGCATCATGAACAATGAGACGGTGTTCGGTATGAACATCACGAACATTGTCACTCCGTTTGGTGAACTCTCGCTGGCGATGCATCCTCTGTTCAAGAATTCGCTGGTGCACAATGACTGGATGTTCGTCGTGGATCTTCAGCTCATCGTTCAAAAGGTTCTTGAGCCTCTGTTCCTGGAAACCAACATCCAGACACCGGGTCAAGATAGCTACAAGGAACAGTTCCGTGCCAAGCTCGGCATTAAACAGAAGTTCCCGGAGGCGTTCGGTTACGCCTACGATCTCAGCGTAATCACCGCAACGTAATAGCTCTTCAATTATGGCACGCGAAATTGCAGAGAAATCAGCCGTTGTGGCGACGAGTGCGGAGACCGAACAGGGAACCGTGTTCATCAAGAATCATCTCAACGAAATCATTCACCTCCCTAACGGCGACACATACAAGTTCGCCAAAACCAGGGAACTCATCACCGATCCTGAACTAGCGTCACAGCTAAAGAAGGTCGCTGACAAATACAAAATCATCGTAGCCTAGAAAGAAGGTTAAATTATGGAATCCAAGTCCAAAAACGCGCCAAAGAGTGACACAAGCTCCCCGGCTGAGACCAATAAAGAAGAGGTTTCTTACTGTGGCGGTATGCCTCCTGAAAAGGACGTTAAAGCCATCGCAAAGGTAAACTCTCCGTCCGGTCGCGGCAAGGCACCAGGCAGCGTCAGAGTGTGATGTAAGCACTCAACAGTCACCGTTTTAGGGCGCTCGGCTCGGCGTTGCTGGGCATGAGCGCCCTTATTCTTTAAATGACTCTTTCAGATTTAATCTATAACGTTGGCGAAGTAGGCTTAAATAAGCCCTACCTAGACAATGATTTGAAGGGATTCATCAACCGCGCCATGAAAGCTATCGGGCAACGGCGTGATTGGTCGTTTCTTCACGATCAAATCTCGGTTGTCATTCCAGCCGGTCAAACTAGCGTTGCGCTGCCGGATAATTTCAAACAACTGGCACCAGAAAAGAGCCCGGTAACGTACACCGACAATTCGACGGGGCGAAACGTGCCTGTAACGGTCAAATCCCGAGCTGAGATTGAGCGATACAACTATTGCCTTGGCTATCCGTACAGCCGTCCTATTACCGTTGTTTATATTGAGATAACAGCTTCGGGAACCAACGCGGGAAAGTGGACGCTGAATCTTCCTGTCGCTGACCCGAACTTGCAAGACATCACGTTTAACGTCTCTTGCTTTACGCTTCCAACACCTTTGGTATTGGGCACTGACAGCAACGCTATGACCAACCACGGCGAGCTGGGGGAAGCCATCATCAACAAGGCTAAGGCGCTGGCTTACTTTGCTGAAGACCCTTCGGACCCAAAGGGAGTAGCTGCAAACGCTTTGTACGAGTCGCATTATAAAACGGCAGCATACTCAGACGCTCGGCAGCAAATCGTCGGACAATCTGTGAGGATGTAATGAACACAATCGGCGACATAAAAAACTTGGTTGCAGCGTATCTGAAAAACGATACCGGGAAGTTCATTCAGAACGATGTGGACCTTCTGTTGATGGCGATCAACAACGCCCGTCGAATCGCTGAGAGGCTGCACGATTTCAAATATTCTGAGGACCCGGTCTCGCTCTCTATTTCGTCCTCTGGCGGTGACATAAGCAGCCTGTCTATCAAGCGCGTGCAGCGGGTTCTATTGCCCATCGCCGGGGGCGACTACATTCCTATCGAGTTCATGACCAATGACGAGTGGCTTGGACGCTTGCGCAGGCAGACTGGTAGAACAGCGTACACCCCATCACAGACCCTTACTCAGTACGGTGTTTCGGCGTCTAATCCAGTTTGCTACCAACAGGGTCAAAAGCTGTTCCTTGCTCCGGCCTCACAGTTCACGCTTCCCATCACCGTGCAACTGGATGCCATCAAGTTCCAGCCGGACTACACGGCGGATACTGACACGGATTTCTTTGTTCAGTACGCCCCGGAATACCTTCAATGGAAAGCTATCGTTGAAGGAAACAAGTATTGGAAAGAGTTCGTCTCACTTAGGCAGGAAGGCAATGTAGAAGAGCCTACACAGTTTGCAGATGAGGCGTTACAATCCCTTCTAACTTGGGATCAGTCACTTTCTTTGAGTACCAGCACTCCGCAGCGCAATGGCTCAACGTAATCCAGGCTCAATACTAACATCGAACGACATCGGTGCGTCAGAAATGCTTCCGTTGTCGATGCGGTTTGCCGTCAAAATTACAAAGACGCATCAGGCGAATCCGTTAGATTCAGCGTTTCCATCGCTGTCGGGAACGATCATCGCCATTCGAGATTCCCAGACTCGAACAGATGAACTTGATCGGGATATTTACACGATACCGAACCAGACGTACACTGTAGCAAACAAGGAAGTACAGAGTGACGGACAAGTCGCCACTGTTACGATGATTCTCGCTCCGGGGGATCAAAGTATCACCCCGGACGCTCTGCTCGTTTCCGGTGACGTTCAATCGCTTGGTAATTGGAGTCTAAAGACGACTACAACTGTTGGCGAGGTATTCCCGGCTACAGTACTTTCCAATCAGCATGCCACCAAAATTCCAGAAAGGTTCTATGCGGCTGGCACGGTTGTTCGAAGAACAGAATCAAGCGCCGCTGGTGATATCGCAACACCCGCTACACTCGGAACAGACGGCACGGGAATCATAGAGGCTACTGCGCAACGGATTCACGAAAAGCGCGTCAGAAACTCGCAAACAGAGATTGTCGGAACGGTACACACCACACTCACGACGTATCGGTCTCTGCCTGACGGACAGAGCGCAACAATTGTTGAGACGCGAGGCGCGAGCAATTCTCTTCCCTCAATAGACGGCAAAACCGTTTCCGCTGAAGTAACCGCAATTGGTGGGGATCAGTACATCATACGCGATGAGCGGGTTGATTTAGTTCAGCCATTCCCGGTTAAGACCGTTAAGCAGACAGTTATTCCTCCACGTGAGTTTCTGACGATTACGGCGGATGTTACTCTAAAGCAGACCATAGAAGATAGCAGTGTTCAACCAGCCTCGCTTGGATCAAATGGGCTCGGAGTAGTCGAATCAACCGCTGCTCAAAATGAAGTCTACAAGGGCGATGTCACAACCCGAACTCTCACTGGTAGCTTTTCAGACACGCTCACCGAGCATCAGAGAAACCAGTTTGGACAGGTTGTTCACATCACAAAGAGTTGGGTAAATGACGGCTCTGCTCCGGTTCTGGACGCTCTTACAGACATAGCCACTGTTCAGGCTGTGGGCGACGGAATATTTCTTCGAACAATCGGAGTTGTTGACACGTTATTCGCACAGGCGTCTTACTCTGTTGAAAAGACGAACCGTGTTCCTTCTAAGTTTCGTCAACTCATTCCAGAGGTTGAGACAAGCAGCGTTGTTGCTGGAACCGCCACAACTCCAACACTTGGAGCGGATGATACTTTTGCGAGTGAAAGTCAGCTAACAGACTTCACTAAGCGAGTAACACGCCGAACATTGGATTTCAGCGGCGGAACCACCCAGACACTTACGGGTTCTAGATACATCCCGGAACTGAATGTAATCGCAACGGTCACAGAGGTGTACTCAGATGCGGGTGGCTTAACCGTCAGCACTGGAGAGAACATACTGGAATCCGAAGTGGAGACCTTTGGAAGCGGGAATCAGATCAAGACAACGGTTTCCTTCCAAGATCCGGCCCCAATTCAGAGCGGAGGTGAGAGCGATCCGTTTACCGGGACTCCAATTATTGAAACTCGGCAGCGTGTTCCAATGGGGTTCCCCGTCCCTGCCGCTAAAACTGGTACAGTCTACAGCGTAGAGGTTCACGGTAACTATTGCTGGCTGGTTACAAGGGTCTACCAAATCCCGAAGAGTTACACCAAGCCGGGTCTGGTTAGCATACGTCTCCCCAATGTACTAAAAGGCATAAACATTTACCAATCTCCACCAGATCCAACCACGGGCGCACTTTCTCCAATACAGCTTTACGCCCAGTATGACAGAGGGGGAGGGGTTACTTGTCCGGCTCGTATCGTGGTAAAATTCACAGCTAGCCCTCAAAAACCCACCATTCCAGTCTTATTCAAAGAAGCATCTTGGGATCTTCCTGGGTTCTCTGGTTCGGGATTGACGGATGCCCAGCCCGTTAGGTTTCTAGGAACATCCAACGAAATCACTGCAACGCTCCCAGCAAGTACACCAAGTGCGCAAACGTGGCTCGGCATGGTTGGAACGGAACAGCTTTGCGACTACCACTGCTCTGAATGGGTTGCTGGCATATTCAAAGAGGAAAATTATTACGCCGTTGTCCCATGAGCGAAGAAGTAGACCATCTAAAGAAGCGTGTCGAATTTCTGGAGAAAGAGAACAAACGGCTCCAGATCGAAAAGGGCGGGGTGAATGCTCAACAAGTGGAAGCGATAGCTAGGCGAATCGCACAGCAGCTTCGGTTTGTTGGTGGTGGTGATATCCGTGTGAATTACTCGTTTCCTGTGTGCACTGTGGATTCAATATGAACACCCAAGAAGTAGAAGATATTTGCTGGAGGGTGTTTGACGAACTCCAAGTTGGTGGAGAGTTCGGTAGGGGATCGGCGCGCTCTGGGTTCACGATTTCAGGCCAACTAGGAGGCGGATCAAAAGGGCTCACGAACCTATCGTTTAGCGCCGTTGTGGACTTTATCACGTTCCTTCACGTATTTCCAGATGGCCGCTACTCTTTGGAGAACATCTTAGCGAGCGACATTGCCCCGCCTGCGGTTGATGTATCTGTAACGCTTGGTGGGTTCGTGAAAGGATACTCCAAGCCTAAATCTGCCATGGTTAATAAGACCGCTGGACGCGGACCGGTCACAATTACGCAACATCCATCCCCATCAAACAGCTACGAGACCATAATCAAGATTGACGACGCTGATCCTCCGAGCACTGATTTCTATGCATTCACCGTAACATGGTCTAAATAAGTCCTATGCCCCTAACCGCACCCACAGTTACAAGCTCCCGTTGTTATTACGGATACGTTGGAAGCAAACCGAATACGCTTTTCGATTTGTCAAACATCGGACTATCGGGAATCTCGACACCATACCAAGCTCTTGCAGGAGGATTCCTACTTTACAGGGTGACATTCACCTCTCCTGATACGACATGCTACCACCGAATCTCACAAACGGATTCTGGTACATCCGCAACACTGGTTCTTGATCCAGGGGTTAGAACAGGAACAATCAAACTCCAGATACCAACGGGATGGCCCACGCTTATATCTGGAATCGGCAATTTTGGTCTTGGAACCACCGCTCTGCATATTCAAATCAGGGCCGAGTCAGCAACAGATACGTCTTCATGGGTGACGTTGAATTCCATACCTCAAAAGCCTACAGAGACTTTTGGAAGCTTCGAGTTACAAGAGGAGCAATTTGTTTACCAAGTTGCTTCGGCAACCGGTCAAACCGACCGATTCACCGTAGGATTTAGTGCTACTGATACGGATTTGATTCCTGCCCTAAGCGGCGGCGGGATAGTGGTTCATGACACCAATCTGGATTACGACATAATAAATTTGCAGTCGTCTACTCTGTACGGAATTCCACAGGGCTCTGTGGTTTTTAACCCATCAAGCACTCAAGCGGGATACTCAGCATTCAATTCGTCCGAAATATTCGCTGCTCAATATGTGTCTGGTGGATGGCCTCCTTTGAGTGTTACGCTTAACCCCTTAGCATTTACGCCATTGGTGATACGCGGCGGCCCTGGTGGGTTAGATATTGGAGGCGGGCAAACGTCCGGCCAGTTCCTAACGTGGCTTGCATATTCCCTAATCGGACCAGGAGCAACAGTTCGACAGGTTGAACAGCTTCAAGCTCTTATCTTCAATCAAAATGAGACGATACTGTTTGGAGCTCCCTCTTCTCCAGCGTCAAATCACACAATCACTGTTATTCCGCTAGATGTTACAAATCCACTGCTTCCCCCATCGGTAGAATTGGAGGGGGCAACACAGTTTCTAGGGTATTCACAACAAATCCCATTAGGCCCAAGCGCATCATCCGCAAGCGTTTCGGGACTGCCAACAGGAATGACGTATTCCGTTGTTCTTGCCACAGAAAACCCTGGTTACATTCAGCTATCAGGAACTCCTTCAGTCAATGGGGTGTTTGCACTAACCATAACTGCGACAAACTCAGATCATACGGACACGCTTACCCCAAGCTTAACGGTCTCAGTGGGAACTAATCCAAATAAAGCAGGGCTTGATTCTTCTACTACGTTCTCTGTCGTTACTGGAGTTGCATTTAGCACGACCATCGTACCCAATGCATTCACTGCGACGACTGTGAAGATTGATCCTACGGTTGCGCCGTATCTCCCGGCCGCTTCTTGGATTGGATTGTCTGGAACAACGCTTTCTGGAACTCCAACAGGTTCAGGGGCTCAATACACGATCATTCGGTGCACGGACTCGTACAGTATCGATTACGATGTTCCAATTACGTTTAACGTCGTAGCGATCATCATCACGTCGTCACTCACAGAATCCACTGATCAGAATTCGGCGTTCTCGTATCAGATCACCACAGACGGAACAGCTACAAGCTACGGCGCAACCGGTTTGGATGTGGCGGGATTGGAAGTTACTGGAATCACTGCGGGCGTGGTAACGACATCAGTAGACCATAACCTATCGGTTAACCAAGCGTTCCGGTTTCGTTCTTTGGTGAGTGGTTCTGGAGGAATCGCAACAGGTACGACGTACTACGTAAAAACCACCCCAACTAGCACAACATTCACCTACGCTGCAACAGCAGGTGGATCGGCGCTGTCTGGTCACGCCGCAACATCAGGAGTTATGGAAGGTCTTACGATAAACCCGAGCACGGGGCTAATCGCTGGAACTCCCACAGGGTACGGCACGCTCAATATCGGAATGACCGCCACTAATTCGGACGGTTCAGATAACAAAACGCTCGTTTTGACCATCAATCCGGTTGGACTGTCGCAGTTTACATCCCCGCTTATAGCGTATTTCGAGAAAGGATCGGCGGGAACGTACACCATCACTGCGGACACGACACCGATAAGTTACAACGCAACCGATTTACCCACCGGAGCGACGTTCGACGGAACAGACACGATCTCATGGACCCCTGGGGCGTTCGGGATGTTTAAGGCGACCATATCGGTCACCAATGCCAACGGCACCAATACAGCCACGCTTGGAATTCTGGTTTCTCACGTCTCTAGTGCAGACCTTACAAGCGGAAGCCTAGAGGTTGAGAGTGGGAATGTTGGTGACGATGTTTCGTTTGAACTTTCCGCTCCACGCAACATTCTGACGCTCGATACACCATCGGAAACATACTTCTTCGTGGTGAAGTCCGGGGAGACAATCATCCTGAACACATGGCCAAGGAAGGAGAACCATTTGGTGGATTTGGATGTGACAGGAATTCAGTTCTTGGTTCGTTCTGTGGCCACCAACGCCCTAATATCTGTTCCAACAACATTTACGAGGGTCGCAAACTCCGTAGCTCCGTTCTTCATCATTAAGGCAGTCCCATCCACGGACAACATCAACAGCCTTAAGACACAACTCAGCGCGACCAGTGGAACGCTGGACATTATCGGGAAGCTGATTCTGACGGTGAACGCTCCATGGCTTGGATCTGGGCAAACCCTTCAGATGAGCAGCAATGACTTCAAAGGCCAACTCCAATTGTAGTGTGGGTCATAGGGTGCCCCGGCCTGGCGGGTGCCAGTGTCCGGGGCATTACTGCTTTAGATTCGACAAACGCAAGAAAAATTGTTAGACGCTGATTTATGGCTTTAGATTTTGAACTATCCGCTTACGACTCCCGGAAACGGGATGCAACTTCTAATGCCCTTAATAAACCGGCATTTGGAGACGTTCCTGACCCCGAAGCAGAAGCACGTAGGGAAAGGAGCCTTGGAAAACGCGCGGGCTCTACTCCGATTCAACGCCAGAATCTTGACCCAAATTACAGGTACGGATACGGGACACCCGCCAAAGGCAATGCTTCTGCGTCATCGTTTGATATTTGGAAAGACCGCGCTGCATCCCATACGCCGCCCACGCAGATTTCCCCATATTCCGCACCCTCTGTTCCGCACCCCGTCAATCTTAACGCTCCATTAACGGATGCCGAGAAACTGGCATCAGGAGCAAGGATTGATACTACGCCATTGACTCAGCCGTTGGCTGCAACGGGCCGCATTATTGACGACACAGGAGACAGAACAAGCGGGATTGCAGTGTCACAACCGCAAGTCGCATCTCAATCTTTATCACCGTCATCTGTGCATCCTCAAACTCTTGAATTAGACCCTCCCGCACCACCCATCGATTCGTTGACGGGAACGATCCTAAATTCCGGCCCTGTACCAACTCCTATCAAGCCAATGCCTAACGTGGCTACAGCACATCAGATAAACGCATATTCAACACCACAGACTGCAACACCAGTGCTGTCAGGACATAAACCGAGCGGTGCTCCACAGGCGAATGCCTATAACGACGGAATGGACTTTGGACCATGGGCGTCTGGAGCAAAAAAGGCTGGAAGCGTATTATCGAGCTTCTTCCAATTCCACCCTAACCGATTCTGATATGCCAACTCCGCTTTCATTCGCTGATTTCGTTCCTGCGCATACGCCTTCTGCAACGGACACGGCAGAGGTTCAGATGTCGCAGGACATAGCACGCAAACGCCGCGAGGACAAGCTGCGTCTAAATGCCCTCAAGAATCAGGACTTGTCTCAAACAATGGCATCGGATGCTACTGCATGGGCTCAGAATCCCGCCTACGCTGGAAAGTCGTTCTCTCAGCTTCCAGAGGAGGCCAAGCGCCATTTTGGTATGGATGTCTACGGGCAAGCTTCGGCGCAGTCCCCGGCCGCTTTTAATTCAGCGCAACGGGAAGTTACAGGGAACCCGATGGTTGGAGTTGATCCCGAAAAAATCCCCGACGGCGCTACATACACGGTGCACCCAAACGGTGGTGGTGTAACCATAATGGGCGGTAAAGAGATGAATTGGGAGAAACCCAGCCAGGCGCTTTTGGATCAAGCAGACGAAGCTGGCGTTGAAATTACGGACGATCAAGGAAAGCCCCGAAAATCATCAGAGATTCGAGCAGACCTCAGAAAGTACCGCTCTTATAATGGTATGCTATCTCCAAATGAGGAAAAGCTTGTAGGAAGGCTGAATGAGCGTTTTTCCGCCAGCAAAGAGTTTAGGGATGCTACAGAAATGAACCTTGCGTATCAAACCGCTAAATCACAACTCAATAGCGGAGACAAAAGCGGGCTTGCGGGGATAGCGGCAATGGAGGCATTTGCGCGGGTTCATAATCCAGGCGTGTCTGTTAGGCAGGGCATGATGAACATCTTGGCTGGACATCAAGGTGTTTTAGGGAAATTACGGGAAGACTACCTAAAGGGAAAAATCACAGAAGGCACTTTCCTTACCGATGAAACACTCAGGGCGATGAATGATGTTCTTGATAGAACATATCAGGCGCGATCAAAGGAATTCAACCGGAGCGTTTTGCAACAGTTTAGGAATGGTCTTCGTCCAGAGCTTCAGAAATATATCAAGAGCCCGTTTCCTGAAGACGTAGAAGCTTTAAGCGAAGGCCCGAAAGTGATTACCAGCCAGGAAGAATACGACAAGCTTCCCGCTGGTGCTCAATACATCGCCAACGGTAAAACCTACAAAAAACGGTAATGGCGTTTACTCCTCCTGAAACAGATACGATGGTAACAGAACCAGGAAATTCCACTCGAAAAGGTAAGTGGAGTCCACCCCATCAAGATGTGGAGGGACGCATTAACGATTTTGTGGAAGACGAGTCTTTCGACCCTGTAGAGCACTACCGAAAGGGCGGCGATCTTCAAACAGCAGTTCAAGTTCTAAAGCGTCGCCAAGATCAACCTACGAACTTTGGGAAAGCGGCGATTGATTTCACTAAAGGAGCCGTAAAATCTGCTCCCCGTGCCGTTTTTGATTTCGCACGTGGTGTTGCCAACCTTGGCGGTAACGCCATTGACGCCATTGCTGGAGATTCGGCGGAACAGCAGCGAGCGGCACGCGAATCATTGGCGGCTGTTGAGCTTGGCGCAAAGCAGGGCTTTGTTGATCGTGCTGTAGGAATAGGGCGCAACGTTCGTAAGCTGTTTGGTCGAAAGCTTTCAGACCAAGAGTTAGAGGACCAAATCCTCTGGGACGCTGCATCTCGGCATGTAAACGATGAGATTTCCAAGGGTCACTTAGGAACCGCTAATAACGTTGGAATGTCTCCCGAGGAGTTGGCCAAAGCGGGCAAACCCATAGATCCCGAACGCGTCAATCGAATGTCATTTGTTGGAGACCCAATGACATACTTGATTGAGCCTGCCGCTAAAGCGATTGGGCCAACGCTAGGAAAAGCTGTTACGGCTCCATTACTTGGAACTGCTGGGAAAGTGGTGGGTGGAGTTGGCAGAATTGCTGAAACAGCTTCATCCATTCCATCGAGTCTCGTAAAAGGCGTTTTTGTTCACAACCCCATCGCTGCTATCCCTGGAGTATCGGCTAATCTGGCATCAAAACACCTTCTTTCAGGTGTTGCATCCGCACTTACTGAGGCGGGAGCAGAAGCCGCTGGTGCAGCCGCTCCATTAGGTCAGTCTTTAGCTCGTAAGGCGTTCAAGTCTGGTGCTCAAGGCGCGGTCACGGGCGCGGCCTTGTCGCTGCCCTACATGGCTAGTGCTCAGTCTACAGAAGAAGCTGGAGCTGCACTTGGTGGAGGCATAGGGCTTGGTGGGGTTCTGGGAGGATTACAGGGTGTGAAGAATGCACGGCGCATTGAAGTGGGGGCTAAGGCGGGGCAACTCGCTAACGAAGGCGCTCAGATCCGCTATGGTACAGGGTTTGATGAGGCGCATGAAGCGGCGATGAAGACCGTAGACCCCGCGACTCGGAAGATCATCAACATGTATCGGGCTCGGTTCAACGGAATGACCGATAAGAACGGGGTTGCGATCCAAATTTATCTCCAGACCGGTCCAGAATTCGCCAAAAACGGCGGCGCAGACTCACGCGGCTTTATCACCCCGGACGGAACACAGATTTTCCTCAATGCGGACGCCGCGAATACTCCTGATAGAGCTGGTGAAACGCTCGGCCATGAGGCCGGGGGGCATTTGACGGAGTATTTGGCGGAACTATCTCAGCAACACGACCTTGCTACACTTCGAGACACGCTGAAGGATTCGCTTTACACGAACGGGAAGCCCACTCCACGGTTTCAGGCGTTCATTGATTCGTACAAACAGGATGCAATCAAGAGCGGTATCACTCCTGAAGAGATTGAAGCGAAAGAAAAGCTTGATCCTCGCTATTTCGAGAAGGAATTCTTCGCCCAACATGCGGCAAAAATCCTGAGCGGTGAAGACATCGCCAATTTTCACCTTCCGAAGCCAATTTCAGAGCGTTTGATACGCGGCGCAAGCGATTGGTTGCGTTCTCAGGGGATTTTTAAGAAAGAAGGCGGTGATATTGGGTGGAATGGGCGGGAAATCAAGCAGATCACCGGTCAACTTCGTGATTTGCTATATAAACAGGGCGAACAGAGCGAGGCTTTACGTAGTGCGCGCTTAAAAGGCGAACCGGCTCCTGACGTTCAAGGAAAACGCACTCGGTTTCCTGAAAATCCGACTCTTGTAGAGCAACCAACTCAACCCACAGCCACACCAGTCAACCAAGATCAGTTAGATGCAGCCCAGAACGGAAGATTTCCGAGTAATCCGACGCTTTCAACGCCTATTACTCCCGCGCCTGGTTTTCCGGCTAATCCCGCCGATGTTGACGCCGCTTCACAAGGCCGTTTCCCGTCCACATTCAAGGTTGCAGAACAAAACGTACCACCCGCTGATATTCCAAAGACTTTCGGAGTAGATCAACCGCCTGGCGCAGGCGTTCCGGCAAAAGAAGACTTGGCAATCCGCATGGCTAAGAGTGACGCCATGGCCGCACTGAAGTCTACTTCGCTACGTGGAGTGGTTCCACCGGATCAGCATCAAGCTAGGTTGGATGCGGCTGTAAAGGCTGCTCAAGATGCGGGTATCCCTATCACGGCGGACACGCTGCTTACCTACGCCACAACCGGAAAACTTCCGGAGCCTATGGCATCACGTCAATCAGAGCAAACGCCAAAGTCGCAACCTTCTACCACCGAAACGGCTTCATTCGAGCAGTCTAATCCCGCAACCTTCTCAAATCAGGTTAAAAATCTTTGGAATACCTCCAAATCTGGTTGGTTTGGTAAACAGTTTGGAACAGGCAAACTCCTAATAAACCACGCCTATGAGCAGTGGAAAAAGGATTCTGGCTCAAATGCTTCACTAGATGAGTTCAAGCAACAACTACTGCAAGGGGCGCGTGACGGAAAGATTGAGCTTTCACGCGCTGATTTTGCAACCGGTGTTGACGTCAACGATTTACGTAACTCGACGATAAAACACTTCGGAGAGGATTATCAGTATATCAATCTAAAGGAACCAAAACCGGAGAAAACCAATGCGCCACAAGCGAAAGAAGAAACTCGGGAAGCCAAGCATCCGACCACGGGGCCGAAAACAACTCCCGTCGCTCCTTCGTCAGAAGGATTAAACATCCGCGTAACGCCGCAGGACTTAGCTCCATTCGGTCCTGAAGAAACACGTCCCGCTCTTCAGGATAGGGTTGACCGTTCCTTTGATCCAAAAACAAAAACTGTTGGACCCAAAATAATGGGCGGGGTGCGCGGCACCCGAATTAACCGCAACAATCCATCCGATGCCGACCACCTAGCAAGGGCTCTGGAGAACACCCCAGACCCCGAAAAGGCCGACTCTATTGTTAAACAGGTTGAAGACGCGATAGCCAATAACAAGACCGTAGACATCACGTACAACAGCGCAAAGAGTGAGTCCAAGGAAACACCAACCAACGTTGAGCGTACAAAGGAGCAATCACTTGCGGATGTTGGGTTGCTTGATCGTAAAGGTGTACAGAAAGACTTCGCGCCTCAGTACATTGAAATATACGACACCGATATCCCGCATTATGACGAAGCTTCTGTTGAGCAGGCAAAACAGAGGATAGACGACATATTCTCAGATCCTAAGAAGCGCCGCTGGAACGGCTACACAAACGCTGAGAAGGCCAAACAAGATGTGGAGGAGTTCGCCAAGCAAAATCGAGAAGGCGGGAAGGCTGAAGGATTCAGCAAGCTGCAAGCGTCTGGATTAACAGAGGTTCTGAAATCTCCAGAGACGCACCTCTATTTGCGTGGCGATTCCCCCGATAAGACGATAGCCAACGCCAAAAACTTGGTTGCAGCACTGGAGCCACACACGGGCGACAAGGCTATTTCCAACGCCGTGAACTACCTCAAGGGTAATTTATGGCAGGGTGACCTAATCAAAAGGCGCGAGAACATGGCGAACGGATACCGAGCAGACGGGAAACCATTCATGCTCGGTGAGGGTGATCCTCAAACAAGCAACCCAGACTTCAAACCGCATCGCCTACCAGATTTCAAGGTTCAGGTTCTAAACCTTTTAGAAGGGGGGCCAACCAACACGTATTTTGAGGAGGCTCAAGCGAATTTACCAAGCGTTGAAGGTGATGCAGAATCTCCTCGTCCTTCGCCGGAGGCATTGCCGGACACGGGATCAAATCCGTTGGTTAACAAACTCAAGGCTTTGGGTAAAGAGCTTACACTAAAGAAGGAAGGCGGCGAAGAAGTCTCGGGATTAAACAACATCCTGGCGCAGTCCATAGAGTCGATTCGACTCGACCGAATCAAAGACCTAAAGGGCAACGCGCCTCTGGAAATAAAACCCAGCGATTACAAGCAACGAGCGGCGGGGTTCATGCCGGATACCTCCATGAAATCCGACATGCAGCAGCAATCGGAATGGATGGAGCGTGAGGCGCGTGCACGTGGATATGATGGACTTTCGCACCTATTGGATGAAAAGCCCGAAGAAATGCGCAAAATGGCCGCACAATGGCGCGTTTACCACGCCCGAGATAAGAAGGGAACGTTCTTGCAAGACAAGGCTGTTTCTGCCATAAATAAGGCACTCTATGGACGCCAAGCAGCAGACCAAGACAACCCCGACACTCAAGCTAGCCGAGGGAATGCCGGGGAGAGTTCTGCGCTTGGAGATGCGGCCGCGTTCACGGAAGGAAATGCTGGATCAGGTGAAGAGGCTGGAAGAGGCCAGCCAGAAGCGCAAAGAGATGCTCTAATATCGTGGGCTAGAGATAACGGGGTTTTGTTGGATAAATGGCCTCGTAGACTCAATACCTCCCGAAGCGTCGGAGGCAATGAGCACGAAGTATGGCCCGATTCTGGACGTTGGATAAAGTCCACAAAAGGAACCGGGCGCACAATGGGGTATGTTCCAGAGGCAACCGATTCTGGGTGGTCTTTGCGACCGGCCACGCCATCGGAATATCTCGCTCAGAAACAGGCTTGGAATAACCTGTTTGGTGACGACATACGGCTACATGCTGTTGTTCAGGACAAGCATGGAAATGTAAACGTGCTTACTTCTCAACCCGACATAACGGGCGAGTCTGTTTCTCAACAAGACATCGCCGACGCCATGAATAAAGCGGGATTCAAGGAGTTGGGAAACGATGCTTTTTACAGAGAGGATGATAACGTTTTGGTGTTCGACCTCCACGATAAGAACGCCGTAAAAGTGGGGGGCGTTTTGATCCCATTCGACGGTGGTGTAATTCATCCAGAGTACAGCCTCATTGAGGCAATGAGAAATGCTAGCTCAAAAGGAGTAATGGTATCACGATGAACCTGAAAAATAAAACCGTCCTCCTATACGACACGGGGAACTTCATCTCATGGGCCGAGAAACTGAAGGAGTATTTTGGTCGAGTGCTTTTATTTGTCCCTAGCGACCGTGCTTTTCCGGTCAGCAACGAGGCCCGAATTGGAGACGGAATAGAAGGGGTGGAGCGGGTATGCTCTCTGACCGGGGAGCGGGTTGGCGTAGGGTTCTGGGACGTGATAGACGAGGTGGACTTATTTGTCTTCTTAGACGTGGGTTTTGGCGATATTCAAGCGCATCTCCGGGGGATTGGTAAGCGAGTGTGGGGAAGCGGTCATGGGGACGACTTAGAACTTTTCCGGTGGCCCACAAAGTGCCTTCTGAACAAGCTTGGCCTGCCCGTTCAGCCGTGCAGGAAGATTGTAGGCATTGACGATCTGAGGGCATATCTCAAGAAGAACAAGGATAAGTGGATAAAACTCAGCGGCACACGCGGCGATCAGGAAAGCTTTCATCACGAAGAAATGGACCTTACAGAGCCAATCTTGCGCCAGATGGAGTACAAGCTTGGCGATGTCATGAAGGTGATGGAGTTTGTCGTTGAAGATCCCATTACGCCAGCCGTTGAGATTGGATATGACGGACTAACGATAGACGGGGAATTCCCAGATAAGGCTATCTGTGGGATTGAAGTGAAGGATGAGGGGTACATAGGCGCTGTGATGAACTACAGCGATTTCCCGAAGCAGGTTCACGCTGTAAACGACAAACTCTCATCCGTTTTCAAGGGGTACAAGTACCGTAACTTCTTCTCAACAGAAATACGTGTTCCGAAATCGTTGGAGCCTTACCTAATTGATTTAACCTGTCGTTCTGGTAGCCCTCCGAGTGAGGTTATGCAGGAAATGGTATCGAACTGGGGCGATATTTTTTGGTACGGCGCAGACGGTATTCTGGTTCAACCCGAGTACAAGGCTAAATTTGGAGCCCAAGCTATAATTTACAGCCAATGGGCCGAAACGAACGTTCAGGCGATTCACTTTCCTGATTCTATAAAGGACTATGTTAAGCTGAAGAACTATTGTGTGATTGAAGGACGTACATCTATCCTTCCGCAATCAGTTGGGCTCTGCGAGATTGGTAGCGTGGTCGCGATCGGGTCGACAATTGTTGATGCGGTTAAGGCTTGCAACGAAAAGGCGGATCAGGTGAAGGGATACGGACTAAAAATAAAACTCGACTCGCTCCCTAAGGCTATCGAAGAATTCGACAAGGCCAAAGACATGGGTGTCGAGTTCAAGAACCTGAAACTTCCGACCTCAGACGAAATCAACTCTGCTCTATCCTAGTTTATGCCAGACGCTAAAGACCTCACACCACACGATCAAGTTTGCATCTCCCTGAAGGTCCCCCAATCGGACAAGCCATGGCTGAACGAGCTTATCATGGAATCCCGCGACCGTGACATGCTGCAAGCGGCATTCGTATCAATGTCAGCAAAGATAAAAACTCCAGACGGAAGCCCAATCAACACGGATACGCATATTCACGAGAAGATGCAGAAAGCGGCGATTGCATTCGCTTACGATCTAATAGACCGGTCTAAAAACAGATAATCGGTCCCGGTTATCAATCCTGAAATTGTCCAAACGGACAATTCATGAGTATGCCTAGGGCGTGAAAACTCTATTTTCGGCCCTAGCGGCAATTCTCGTTATAGCGGCTTCTGCTTTTGGGGCCGGAACCGGTGCTCCGTACATCTACACATCAGGCACCAATCCTCTTAATCTCAGTACGTCCATTTTCGATGCTCCGAAGGGAGCGTTTGTTTATGACACTAACGGTGCTCAGTGGTATCTCAAAACCACAGCACGTGGTGACAACAGTGGTTTTCAGGTTCTTGCAAGCGGCACTGTGACAATCGCAGTTTCGTCTACGCTTACCACTCCTACACTGATAAATCCTACGGTGTCGGGAACCATTGCAGGCAACGTCGTTCGAACCGGTACTCTTACAAACGGGACGCTTGCTACACCTACAATTATCGCACCAACTCTAAGCGGCACTGCATCGGGGGCTCTAACAAGTGGAACTTTGAGTGCAACCACAATTGATTCTCCGGCCCTTACTGGAACGGCCACAGGAGTACTTACAAGCGGGACTTTCTCGGCTCCAACCATTGTATCCCCAACTGTGTCGGGAACTGTAGGTGGGAGCTACACCAGAACCGGTGTAATCACTGGTGGCACCGCTTCCGGCCTTGTCATTGGTGGAACTACAGGGGTGGTAGCTGGAACTATCGGAGTTTCAGGCACCAGCCTGTTTTTCTACAACGGAACAGCTTGGAAACAGCTAGATAACTAAGACACCGTATCCTGTTTTCCTGTGGTTACAGTAAACATCAATATTGTCAGCATTCTTGGCGTTCCATACCCAAATGCTGTAATTGTATTCACTCCAACAAGCACTCCGTTTTCCAATGGAGGAACAGTTGTGGCGTCAGGTGCTCGGCGCATATTCTTAGGAAGTGATGGGATTGCCTCAACGCAACTTGAGCCTGGAGGGTATTCTGTCACGTTTGAGGGCATAACGGGAAATACCGACTCCATCTCAATTAGTGTACCCAACAACAGCAATACCTATACGCTGATTGATTTGATAATTTCTGGTGCTCCTCCGGGACCAAGCACACCTATTCCATATCTTGCTGTATCAAGCAACCTTTCAGACGTAGCCAACGCAGCTACGGCATTTGGTAACATCAAGCAGGCCGCAACTACTTCAGCGACCGGAGTTGTTCAGATAGCGACTCAGGAAGAGGTAGACGCAGGGACAGATGCATCGAAGTCGGTATCCCCGTATACGCTCGCCGCTGCATATATCCCGTCTCATGGAAAGATTAGTTCAACTAGCGACGGCGTAGTCGTTTTCGAAGGTTCACAACTCGCTCTTGGTGGGGACTCTGGAGCGGATGGTTGGCCGTATCCATACTATATCGACAAGTCCGGTGTCTCAATCCTTAACTCTCTTGACGTTCAAAACGGCGCTGTTTTTCACAACAACGCTTGGGTGAATGGAGAGTTATTCCTTGGAATGACCGGAGACACAGGCGCAATCAATGCTATCGATGGATCAGCCACTCTGGCCTCTGGTGCAGTTTCAGTAGACGCATCCGGCAATGTTACAGTCAACAGTTTACTCGCAACCAACGCTACACTGACTCGCCAATATCTGGGCTGTGACGACGCCAGTAATCTCACCACTGGAACGTTGGCTGACGCTAGGTTGAGTTCGAATGTATTTGCTTCTTCCCGGTTTGTCTTAGCGTCCGCTCATGGGATTGTTGCTGATAGTCCTGGATCTGGAAGCAGCGGAACTGAGGAAGTAGCGGCGTGGAACACGCTAATTGATAGTGTTTCGGCTGCTGGTGGCGGAATCATCATCCAGCATGGGAAGTCCTTAATCAACGGTACGGTAAAGATCAAGACCGGGGTTAAGATCGTCGGTTTGACTCGTGATTGTGGATTCGTACGGCATCCTTCCAGTCACAACTGCTTACTCAGCACAGACCTAACTGGAGCCACTATATCCAATGAAAACGTTGCATTGGAGAACCTTACGTTCTATGGAAATTTCACAGGAGATAACTCTTCAATTCGCTTTGAGGCCGTTCCTCCTTACGGCTACAGTGTAAGTCCTACAACCGGAACCCTCGCGGGGGGATCGTGGTACGACTTAATTTGGTTTGGTTCGGTCAAGAATTTTGAGATCCGCAATGTATCGTGTATTGATGCTGTAACCTACGGATTTAAATTCTCCAACGCCTATCATGGTCGAGTTTATAACCCGATTGTTCGTTGGACCGACACTAGCCACAACAATTCACCAAATCAAAACCATGACTCCATTCACTTCTGGGGCACGTGCGATGACATAATTTTCTATGGCGCATATTTAGAAAATGGCGATGATGATAATCTAGCTCTGAATACTGACGAGCAAATGGGTAGTGTTGCGGCGGGATACACTGACACGCGGCGTGGCATTCGGGGTGATTTGGACATATACGGCAATGCGATGGGCGACATCATGAATGTCACCTTCTATGACTCGATTTTCAAGGGTTCTAGTCAAGGCATCCGGCTCATAGGTTATGGGTTCAGTTCATCCAACATCAAAAACGTTCGTTTCATCAACACCGAAGGAAGTCTCAGTCACATTGACATGCAATGTGATGGTGTAACAATTGACTACTTAGAAATCAAAGGTTGGAATGTAACTGGAACGAACGGCATCGTACTCAACGGCGCGTCTGCTGGAACCGTTCGACTCGAAGGCATTCCTTCTGGCGTTTCTGTTTCCACCGATGCTGGAACCAAAACCGGTGATTACTTCTCTTCTGGAAGTAGTGTCTACCCTACTATTACCGGAAGTGGATCGGCTTCGGTAGATTTTGGAGCGTTGTCCGCTGGCGATATTTCAGAGCAGGGACTAACTTGCACTGGCGCTAAGGTCGGTGATTTGGTTCTGGTCGCTCCTCCTGTTGCTCCTCCTGCTGGATTGATTTGGTCTGGCTATGTTTCCGCAGCGGACTCAGTGACTCTCCGAGGATGCGCAATCACCTCAGTGAGTGCAGGAGCAAACACTTGGGGGGTGCAAACCTTACAGGGCCCAGCGGCTCCAGTGGATTTACTATCTGGTCTAATCGCCTATTGGAACCTGGATGAATCTTCTGGAGTGCGTGCTGACGCTACAGGAAATGGATGGGATCTGACGCCTACCGCCGCAACCGGCTCAACCACCGGAGCACTTAACGACGCTGCGCTGTTTGCCGGTTCAACAGCGTTACAGCAGACGGGATCATTCTCGTTGGGAAATGCAGTTTCTATTTCTGCCTGGGTTAGCGGCACGGGTTCTGGAGTAATTGCTAATCTCGGAATGCGCGATGATGTATCGAACAATTCGAACTATCGGTTGATCGTAATTGGAACCGACGCTGTTTGGCAAATCGACGGTGATGGAAACAACATCACTGGAACATTCACGAATGATGGCTCATGGCATCACTTAGTAGCAACCTACGATGGAACAACTTCCACGCTTTATATTGATGGAGTATCAGTTGGAACAATGGCCGCTAGTGTAACATTTTCCGCTGACCTGTTTCAGATAGGCGCTTCATTCAACTCCGCTCCGACGCTCAGCGGACAAGCTACCGGAGCGGCGGATGAGGTGGCTATGTACGAGCGTGCACTTAACTCCTCAGAGGTCACATCTCTATACAACGGTGGAACTCCACTTCCATATTCATCCTTCTAACTAACCAAGCATACGGGCCGTGGATGCAAAACCAGCAAACATGCTAAGCCACCTACACGACAAAGGAACCTACGCGGCGGGATGGGGCATCGTCTCGCTTGTCATTCAAGAGTTGAACATCGACTCCACGCTAAAGGTGGTTGTTGGGTTGTTCACGATAGCCGTCTTGTACTTCACCATCCAGGAGAAACGGCATAAGATCAAGCTGACGAAGCTTCAGATCGAAGGCGAGATTAAGGAGCATCACCTTCCCAAAGAAGAGGATGAGTAATGGAGCCTCCCCGCCATTCGCCGATTTGCCACCCTGTGCTAATCGCGGTTGAACAGGACGGGGAGGAAACCATGCTCGAAATAGAGCTTCATGCTGGGTGCGTATTCCGGTACGCGCTCAATGAGAAAAGCCGCGCTTGGCTCTCGCACCAACTAAGGCACCCTGATTCTGTTCGGAGGGTATTGACGACGGGGGTATAGTGGGTTCACTCATGATTATTGCAGAAAAAGGCTCACTCCTCACTAAACGCACCGGACAGGAATGGTTGGATCTTATCACCAAGATCGAAGACCCTGTTTTACGCAAGAATGTCGCGTCAATCGTCTGGTACGACTTTTTTGGGAATCAGTTAGTAAGTGAGCGGTGGCCGCATCTTGATAACATCCTCAACATCAAGTGGCCTTGGCCTAGTTCGATTGTCCCATATGTCGCATTTAGTGAAGCCGCCAAAGACAAGGTTTTGCGGGAATTGATCGCCATCGGATACCCAGAGGACAGGGCAAAACGTAGGCTCAACATCAAATTCCCGACTCCGGTTAACAAACGCGGGTACGACAGCAGCCGCGTTCGACACCGACAACAAAGTAATAAAAAATGTCTTCCATATCAGGGAAAACAGGCGTAGAAGGGCTACTGAAACAGTAAAACACTTTCAGGAAACCCACTATGTCGAACTTCATCACAAACGCATTTTCCAGCCTATTCTCACATCTCACCGGACTAGGTTCCGAAGCGTGGCATTACATCCAAGAGAACATCGTACCAATACTGAAACATGACGCGCTCGCCACTCTTCCAAAGCTGGCTCCGATTGCTGAAGCGGCGGTTATTCAAGTCGCTACATCGGGCAAGCCGGGTGTCGATAAGTTCAATGACGCAAAGGCCATCGTCAAACAGCAGGCTATTGCTACCGGCCTTGATGTTGCTGAACAGTTGTTCAACTCTGCCGTGCAACTCGCACACGACAAGCTCGCAGCAACGGGTCAGCTTCCCTCCTCATCTCCCGCTGGGGCTGCGCCCGTCAATCCAAGTGTACCAACTCCACCAGCAGCGACAAACTAAGACCATTTGGGAGTTCTGGATTAAGTCAGGAACAATTCAGTTCTGATGCAACCCCACAAACTAGATTACGTCGCCCTTGGGATTACGATCCTAGGGGCTTTTGCTGAACTGACGGACTACCTCCCGCCGAAGTACGCCGGGTTGATTATGATGGCGGTCGCGATGACGCGCGTTTACGTCCGTCTTGCAGGTCAAACACAGTCTCTAACTGATGGGCAAAACCTCGGAAAAGAGATCAAAACAGACATTGAGGTTATGGAGGCTAAGAAACCAATCAAATGAGCCTCTTCTCCTTCCTGAGTTCTCTATTCCAAAGCAAGTCATCCCCTCAAATCAGAATGACCCCCTACTGTGTAGTTGATGGTGTAACCGTCTACAAGCGAAACGACGGAACTTTGCAGTGGACCAGTAAGGCGGCTGTGGATGGAGATGGAAGCCCGCGTTGTTACCACCCGGATTCAAAGTCAGGACTCGATTATCTTCGCGATGCTGGATCTGCCGGAAACTGGTTTGGAATCGTAACAAACGGCTCCGGTGATCCATACCTTCAGGGGATCAATGCGCCCGCTTACGAAGAGTCAACCAAGGGGTTCTTTGTATCCACTACTGCACTCGCTGCTGATCCAAGTCGCCCACAGAACGACCCGAGGCGATACGTCAACGCCGAGGAGGTTTCTTACATCGTCGTTCCAGGCGGAAAGGAGTTTGACCACCTGCTTGGGAAACATGCGGAAGTCACCTACAACAGCAAGACGATTTCTGCGATTGTGGCCGACCGTGGTCCACACAATGAGATCGGTGAAATCTCCATTAAGGCCGCGCAACTCTTGGGAATCAACTCTGATTGCCGACACGGCGGGGTAAGTTCCGGTGTTACATACGTGGTCTACATTTAGTCGATTTTCATCGAAACAGCCTCATGGGTAATCCCTGTGGGGCTGTTTTCGTTTTCACCCATAAAATACTCAGGGATTCCATTGACAAGTGACGCAAAATGCGGCACAACGGTATCGCAATGAACATCCGTGTAGACGACAAATACAGGGCCGAATTCACGGCGCTCGCCAAGCAAAACAAGCGTAGCCTCAACAAAGAGGCTGACGTTGCCATTGAGCAATATCTAAAGGCCAACCGAAAGGCATTGAAGGCCGGTCCTAAGCTGGAGTCTGCACGGTAAACCCTGAATCCCTTACTCTCAATGGACGACAAAAACACAGAATTACAGGTTCTCGGACCAGAATCTTTAGCAGTAATTCACAGCGCCGAGATTGATCGGCAAATAGCGACGGCGCACCAGTATCCGCGATCCATGCAGCAGTTCAAGACTCGCGCTTTGGAGATGGCTACGCTGGATGAGGAAACGGCTGCTTCATGTCTATACTCGCGCCCTGTGGGGGGCGGCAAGTTCGCGGAAGGTCTTTCGATTCGTACGGCTGAAATCGTAGGCGCTTCGTATGGAAACCTGCGGGTGTACGCTGAAATAATCGAGATGACGCCTAAGTTTGTGAAGGCTCGCGGCGTTGCCCATGACCTTGAGAGCAACTTCGCTTCATCCTCGGAAGTCATTGAGCCGACGCTCAAGAAAGACGGAACGCCATACGATGAGCGTATGCGCATGGTTATCGCAAAGGCTGCCTGTGCAAAGGCCCGCCGTGACGCAACCTTCCAAGTTGTTCCGAAGGCACTGTGCAAGTTTATCGAATCAGCAGCCCGCAAGGTTATCGTTGGTGACGCGGCTTCACTTGATAAGCGCCGCGCCCAAGCTATGCAGTGGGTAAACAAGCTATCCATTGACCCCAAGCGCGTATTCAAGGCTCTCGGGGTAAACGGTGAAGCTGAGATCGGCCTTGAGGAGCTTGTAACGCTAACTGGTATCCGTACAGCCATTAAGGACCAAGAAGTAACGATTGACGAGGCGTTCCCGGCAGAGCAGAAGCCCAAGCCTGCAACTGTCAGCAAGACGCCAGCGCCAGAGATCACCAAGCGCGATCAACTCCGAAACCTAATCAAAGGAAGCGGAATCACCGAATCGCAGGTTTGCGCGTACAAGAGCGAGCTTTCAATCGACGGCATGAGCGACGAAACCGTGTCGGAT